CTACGGAAGCTTACTATCCAGCGGATTCTTGCTCAGGTAATCTGCGCATTCCACCGTTGGACGGTCAACCTTGTACAGTTCCATACCGTCATACTCCAGCGCCGCCCCATCACGCTCCAGCGGATAGACATCCAGCTTACGCGTCACGTTGTAATAATCATCTGAACGCAGCATGATCTTACCCGGCACCGCGATAACGCGCTGCCACTGACGGCAATCCAGCGTATCCCCCTCTGGCGTCACCACCAGCGTGGCGATCGCTTCCGGGCTCACCATCGCGCTCTGCGGCCCTTTCGACTGCCAGTAACCTGCCAGTTGCGAAGGTACCGGGTGCTTAATCACTTCCTGATAGTTATCTACCTGAACACATCCCGCTAACGTCAGCATCGCAGCCACAATTGCTACTTTTTTCATCATCTTTCCTGCATGCGAAGAAAAAAATATTGTGGCATTAAAGCCATCAGGCTGCCAGCGTAAGATAGGTATTGATTAAACCTGCATGCCCATCACATGAGCATACTTTTTTCATAATCGACAAAGATCGTCCAAGAGCGCTCCAAATAACAGATGGTTGCAGTTGTCTAAAACATCAGTCGTCTAAGTTCACCTTAGATCGAGTGCTGTTTTATGCCCCACCCATGCCCCATTACATCACCGGGCAGCAGTCGTCATCGCTTGCACGATTGATGAAGAACGTGACGCGTCCAAGCACCTCTACTTCTTCCAGTGCGCTTCCCTCTATTGCCTCTCCATCATCTGTAATGAGCGACTTTCCCATCAACCTGGCAAACTGCGTATGACCATCGCAAAGTATAAGCAGCACATCGCCGGGCGCGCATTTGGCTGCTGGTTCAATGACTGCAAATCCTGAATCAGTTTCAAGCACCCTACTTTCTGCGCCGATGTTGCAAATCACCTCGGGTGAAAGTTGGCGCTCGACATAATCGCTTGCAGGTGATGCAAATCCCATTACTGGATCCTCCCCATGTTACGTAGGATCCAGTACCTGTTATCGCTACCGTCTGTCGTCTTGTCAGCAAAGTCTTTTTGGTATCGCTTTATCCAGGCATTCGCTTCTTCGCGCGTGTAGTGCCAGTTGAACTCCCGCAATTTCTCTACGAATGCGTCTGTGCTCAGGTAACGATACCCCTTGGGGTTTAACTCTATGGCCGCAACAAACGCGGCATGAATGTCTGCTGTGCGTGGCATAATCACCTCACAAAATAACTGTATGCATATACAGTATCGTCAAATATGAGGGTCGATCAAGTTTCACAGTGGTGCTAAACTTCAGACCTTTCCGAATTGACTGATTTATATAATGTTAAAGCTCTTTGCTAAGTACACATCAATCGGCGTCATAAACACGCTCATTCACTGGGTTGTGTTTGCCGTTTGCATTTACGCATTCCATACAGGTCAGGCGCTTGGCAACTTTGCCGGGTTCGTCGTGGCGGTGTCATTCAGCTTCTTTGCAAACGCCAGGTTCACCTTTAAGTCCTCGACAACTACGATGCGCTACATGCTGTATGTCGGGTTTATGGGAACCTTGAGCGCAGCTGTTGGTTGGGCTGCCGATAAGTCCGGTATGGCGCCGATCGTGACTCTTATTCTCTTCTCCGCCATCAGTCTGGTGTGCGGTTTTGTTTATTCAAAGTTCATTGTCTTTAGGGATGCGAAATGAAAATTTCTCTGGTCGTTCCCGTCTTTAACGAAGAAGACGCGATACCTATTTTTTATAAAACTGTTCGGGAATTTGAAGGGCTTCAGCAGCATGAAGTAGAGATAGTCTTCATCAATGACGGCAGCAAAGATGCTACAGAATCAATTATCAACGCGCTTGCTGTGTCCGATCCGCTTGTGGTCCCGCTGTCATTCACTCGCAACTTTGGTAAAGAGCCCGCGCTTTTCGCTGGCCTTGACCATGCGACCGGTGAAGCGATTATTCCGATTGACGTAGACTTGCAGGACCCGATAGAGGTCATTCCTCACTTGATTGAGAAATGGCAGGCCGGGGCGGATATGGTGCTGGCTAAGCGATCTGACCGCTCTACCGACAGCAGGTTAAAGCGTAAATCTGCCGAGTGGTTCTATAAGCTTCACAATAAAATCAGTAATCCGAAGATTGAGGAAAACGTTGGCGACTTCCGGCTGATGTCTCGTGAGGTTGTAGAAAATATTAAGCTGTTACCTGAGCGTAACCTTTTCATGAAAGGTGTCTTGTCATGGGTTGGTGGTCGCACTGATGTAGTCGAGTACGCCCGTGCCGAGCGTGTTGCAGGCAGCACGAAGTTTAACGGCTGGAAGTTGTGGAACCTGGCACTTGAAGGGATCACAAGCTTCTCTACATTCCCTCTGCGTATGTGGACTTACATCGGCCTGTTTGTTGCTGGGGTGGCATTCCTTTACGGCGCGTGGATGATTTTCGACACTTTGGTGTTCGGTAATGCTGTCCGTGGATATCCATCTTTACTGGTATCTATTCTTTTCCTTGGCGGCATTCAGTTGATCGGTATCGGCGTACTGGGAGAATACATTGGCAGGATATATGTTGAAGTAAAAAATCGTCCAAGATACGTTATTAAGGCGCGCAAATAATGAACCAAAAAGACCTAAATATTTTAAAGTATACTTCCCTTGCGGGGATACTTTACATACTTCCTATAGTTGTTGCTGGCATGAATTACTCAGATGATTTCATGCGCTCAGCAGACGGCGTTTTTGGGCTTAGCATTATGGCTAGGCCTCTGGCTGACCTAATATTTAAGCTTATTTCCCTTAACTCATCTTCAAACATAAGCGCGGCACCATTAACACATATACTTTCAATCTTAGCCATGGGCTTTTCTGTACTATTTTTAGCAAAGAGCTTAAATAGAAAGTATAATTACACTGACGCTTTGATTTTATCGCTTGTAATATTCAATCCATTCTACATACAGAATCTATTGTATAAATTTGACAGTATAACCATGTCTCTTGGTGTGTTGATTGCATCCGTTTCAGTATGGTTATGCAGCAAGCAAGCATTATCAACAAAAATTCTATCAATTGCTCTGTTAGTCGCCTCCCTCAGTCTTTATCAGCCTTGCGCTGGAATTTTTGTTGCCATGGTGATTATAAGATGCATTGATGAGGTTTCAAGAGGCATATCATTAAACATAAAAAAATACTTCACTTATCTAATTTGTTTCTTGGTAGGATATGTATCGTATTATATTTTTATTGTAATACCCTACTCTGAAGGATCATCTCGCTCATCATTTATCAGTCTAGGTTCAGGAATGACTGAAAAGCTAGGCAATAATCTATTGAGCCTTTGGGGAAAAACAAGCTTATTCACACCGGTTGGTAATGAATTATTAATCTTACTATCATTAATTTCATTTTCTATCTGTGTTTATGCGTCATTTAAATCAGAAAAACCAATAGCCGGTATTTTTGTTTCAATTCTCGCATTTCCTGCATCATATTTTTCAATTGGAGGTGTGATAATCATCCTGGAGGAGTCTATATTCTTCCCAAGAACATTAGTTACTTATGGTTTATTTTTGGCATTGTTGCTTTACCCGATTTACAACTTTAACCATAAGTTATCTAGGTTATTGGCAGTTACTATAGCCGGATTACTTGTTTCAGTATCATTTTTGACTATGAGCATCACTGTTACGGCTATTAGAAGCCAGGAGCAGTATGAAGATAAGATACTGAACAATTTATCTTATGATCTTGAAAATCTTAAACTAAATAGTAACGAGACATATATAAGTGGGATTTTCAATTACTCTTTATATGCGAAAAATGCCGTAGATAATAACGGAATAGCTAAATTGATATCTAATAGAGGCTATGATTGGACTATCTCTTATAAACTTCGTGACTATGGTTTGAATGTTCCATTTTCATTCAGAAGAGACATGCAGAAAAAACTAATAAAGAGTATCTGTAGTGATAGGTACAACTCTAAAACCGCTAGAACCGAATACACTATATACCAAGTTGGTGGTAAAAATATTGTAAATATAGGCGGTGACGTTGATTGTAGGTAAAAAGAAGGCCGCCGATGCGGCCTTTTTTTTATAATATGAACCCATGATTTTTAAAATCGACAAAGACCGTCCAAGAGCGCACTACATAACAGATGGTTACACCAGTCGAAAACATCAGTCGTCTAAGTTCACCTTAGATCGAGTGCTGTGTTTGGCCCACCAATGCCTCATCACATCACCGGGCAGTCATCAAACTCACCTGTCCGCGCATCGTTGATGATGTACGTGATTACTCCAGACACCGGACTCTCTACCCCTTCGAAGTTACCAGGTAGCTTTTACTTCCTGCCAGTTTGCGCGTTTTCAAGATGAAGCTGAGGATATGTTCGGTAAATCTTAACCTTGAACTCCCCCCATCTCATACACAAGCAAGGAGCCATCACAAGGCTTTAGTGATGAGTCGATGACAAGCAGTGCATTTTTCATTATGCCGCCTCGATAGATATTCTCTGACGCTTACATGTTCAAGCGAAAGGCGGTTCTCAACGTAATTAGCAGCTTAACTTGGGAATCCCATAACTCACCTCCGATAGAACTGTATGCAAGCACAGTATTATCGCTCGACTAAACTGATCAAGTGATCATTCTCAACCATGTGGTAAACTGATTTCTTTAAAGGAGAAAAAAATGGAGTTGCTACTCATCATGGCTATTGTGCTGTTCGTCTTTGCGCTGCCAGGTACTGATATATGAAGGACGGGATAAACCTACCCAGAGTGTTGGGCGTCTCAATGGTTTGCTTGCTTGTCACCGGCTCTGTAGATAACAAGTGGGTTGTTGCCATATTCTTGCTGCTTATAGCGGCCTGGCTGGCGCTTGAAGTAACTAATAAGATGAAGGGTTAGATGCACCCCTCGATATTTGAGGGGTGAATCAATAGGTCAAGCGGCTTTCTTTGGGATAATAGATGAGGCCACTTTGAATAAAAGGTAGACAAAGCTTACGACAATTAGGTTTTTAAAGTAGATGAACATAAATAGCTCAAGACTTTCTCGTGCCATAAAGAAAGTGAAAGGCACCGTTACGAAACCTGCTATTGACATAACTGTAAGTTTATTGCTGTTTATTATTATATCCAACGTCCTTACAACCAGACCTGATAACGCATAAGCCAGCCAATAAAAATATCCACCGAACAGAACAAGTGATGACCCTAGCAATGTCGAGGCCATGTTCAATCCGCTACTCATACCCAGTATGTTCGTCGTAAAATAGTATGAGCTATTCATTGTAACGATTGGCTTCTCCTCCCAAAGGAAGCGCGGCACGAACCCCGAAAACTGACTAAACATGTAATATATGCCGCCAACAGCGTCAGGATTAGTTGTATTGTCGTAGTATTTTACCGCCTCGTACTGGTAGTTTATTGGAGAGAGGCTGTCAGTGAGGTACTGTATAGCTAGACTTAGCGCGGCACCGGAGCTGGACATGGAGTTTGAGTAGCGAAGCATCCCGAGTGCCGCCACAAGGAAAAGCCCTATGCATCCAATAATCAGAAACTTAAATTTATTTATCTTTCCTGTTACGAAGCATATCAAGGTTGCCATTAATAACGCTGAGAACATTACGTTTCTTGAACCACCTATCAGTATATAAAACGCAACACCAAACAGGATAGAAAGGCCACATGACTTAGCAAATGCATATTTTGATTTAGATGTGAAGCTATAGACAATAACGGCTGGAACAAAAGCTGACATAGGCATAAGCAAAAGCCCGCTTCCCGCATTTTCCCCTAATTTAGATGCGTAGTTATCTGAGTCGAATGATGAACCTTTGGTTATGTAGAAGATGATCATTGCAAGGATAGATACCGACAATGATATTGCTACAAATAGTTTTGCAGATCCGAAAAATATCTTCCCTCTCGCCATTCCTCTTGGCTTAGGCGATAGTAAATGAGATGCCAGATAAAATATTATGATTCCGATGAATGATTTTAGTGAAACATCATTTATATATTCTACTGGCATATATACATCAGCGGGAACAAGCGCATCAACACGGAAAGGTAAAGACGCATAGCCAACGAAATGAGTTATCACAAGGAACATCATACCTACAGATTTGAATCTGATCCCGTTCCTGATGAAAGAATGAGCAGCAAGAAAGAAAAGTATAGTGAAGTATATGATCGGAAATATGTACGTAAATATCGATGTGTAATCTGACATTTGCAAGCACCAGACAGCAAATCACCGCATTGTATCCCATGCCGATTGCAAGTAAAGCCAAATCTGGTCAAAGCATGCCTGATTCGCATCAAAAGATAGGCGGCATAGGCCGCCTTTTCATGTTTCACGCTATAACCTGGAATGTTGGCGGCGTTCCGGCAAAGTCCCCTGACTGAGAGCATGACCAACCATACTTGATGGTTGTTCCTGGACTTATGAGGATTAGTATGTCACCGCTTGTCCATTTACCAGCAGTTGGTAGCGCAGTTACCCGGAAGACCCTTGATGGCGTACTAATTGCGGAAGTTATGAGCGGTGCGCCCGACACATTAACCTGAACTGCCTGACCAGATGCCACCTCAATGGTGGAGTTGCTTAGGTTTGTCATCCTTACAGTGGCGGAGGACGAGCTATAACGCTGTAATCCTATTTTGCTTCCTGTCGACTGCGCATTAGTTGGAAGGGAAAAATAGGCAATGTTTGATGCCGTTAAGGTACCTGTCTGGTCGACGAAAGTTATGTTCCAGTTGCCCAATGCAATTCGAGAACAAGCAGAAAAATCTCCAAGTCCTAAGTACGAGCCTGTCACGTAGTTCAGAGTGACGTTCATGTCACCAATGCTCAGGTCTGTAATACCTTGGGTAATGGCAAACATTGAGTTAGAGATAGATGCTGTAACCCCGCCAAGAACAAAACTACCCTCAATCTTACCAATGCTGACAACGCTATTAACGTTATCTGGCCGAGAACGAAGCAGAGGCATTGCAGAGCTGACAAGCGTTTGTTCCAGCACTAGGTGGTCTATACGCAGGCGCCCACTGTAAGAATAGGTTATGCCAAATCCCTGGCATTCTTTAAGTTTCATAGTTCCTACAGTACAAATACCACCGGCGTTAACAAATGGCTCGCCAAGCACGTTATCACAAACCATCGTCCCGATTGTTTGACGGCTATTTTCAAGGGCATAAAATCCGTTATCGTGTACGTAACGGGCAATTACTTCCCCAAAAACCGATTCATCTGTAGAGTTACCAATGATTCCGCCCTGGCTGTCGTAAATATCTACATATGGATAAAAACCCTTAGAACCATAAGTCGTAAATGCCGCAGGTTGCGGATCAACTCCGCTATCTCCTTTTTTAATGTTACGCACAATAACTGACATATTATTGCGTATACCACCATCTGATACAGCATTTTGTAGGCCATATGTCGTGCGATTCGCGCCGTAAATATTTGATACTTTGATTAGACCAACAGTATCGGTCCCCAGATTTAGAAATCCACCAGCCCCAAAGTTCTGCATGTCGATATCAATGTCATAGGTGACATTAGCGCCTGTCAGTGTCAGAAGCGTACGGCCATATGCCGTAGAAAAATCAGCAGTAGAGGCTTTCATTCTCCCAGTAAGGCTGAAGCGATCTGAAGGGATGCTAACTACATTGTAATTCTCCCCCATCATTTTCACGTCAAGACCAGAGGCGCATGCTTTCATCAGTCGAGCAGAATTGTCAGATCCTGTATTCCCATCCCAGCATCCATATTCTTCTGTGCTGACCTGTTTATTTTTGACGCACCGACGCCACACAGCTCCGCCGGACGTTTTGATATAAAGACCGCCATCGTCTACCAGCGATCCGGGATTAACACTGCGGAAGAATCCCCCACCACCAAATTTGTCTGAGTAATAATTTTGTACCCGGATTAACTGGCCAATGCTCTTTGGTTCAGTTTCACGGAGGGTGGCTACATCTGGACACTCACCAAGCAATCTGAACCCATCAGTATTCCCTAATTGTGTTCTAAGAGATGCGTCACCAACACTTAACCATGCTCCAGGACCTATGCCGCCTGTAGATTCTGGAGTGGAGTCAGGAGATACCACCTTCGGGAAAGGACCGTCCCAGCGATAATATTCGCCGGTCGCTTCAAGTCGCAGAACCTGGTTTGGAAGCGTAAGCGTATTTCCGTCTTCAAAGCTGTCCAGGGTGATATACCCGAACTGGGAGATGGCCTGCTGTGCCAGCCAGCGCAGGCCCTCGATCGTATAATGCTTATTGCCGAAACGGTCAATGTAAGTCCATCCCATCGAGGTAACGAACTCGTCAATTTTCCCGGCGTTGTATTTCAGATCAATCGGTGATTCGCTTGGTACTGGATTATTGGTTGGTGTAGTAGTCATATTTATTCCATAAAAAAACCCAGCGCGAGACCGGGTTAGGTTGGTCGGGATGGGCTTATTCGTAAATAGCGTCGCTGTATTCTGCGACTGTGAGTGAAACAGTGTTGTCTGTGTTTGGTTTAATGCTGTTCACCGTCCATAGCTGACTGTCCAGTTCCTCCACCGTCGCTATGAGATAGCGCGACGGTAGTTGCACAGTGTCACCATTCCATATGTTGAGGTGTATGTTAGGGATAGCCGCGGTGAAGCCATACTTCGTATCGCTGCGGGCCGTAGCCGGATAGCGCAGGGTCGGGTTGCCAAGGCTGTCTGTCACCAGCACATACATCGAGCCGGCAAACGTGATCGGCTCGCTGGTATCGAAGTCATTCCCGGAGCGGCCGGTGACGTAACCACCCTGCTGGTTGCTGTCGTAAATGTCTGGCATCTGAATGACGCTACCGACCTGTATAATGCCGTCCTCAAACACTTTAGCGTTCATCTTCACGCGCGAGTAGATTAGGCGCTTGGTTTCGCGTAATGCGCGCTCCCGGGCCTGGAACTCGTTACGGAAGCCGACGATCTCCAGCTTGTTCGGGTTCTCCGCTTCCTGTTCGACGATAGCGCCGTTCAGCACGCGGTAGTTGATGTATGTCTTGTTGTTCGTTGTGGGGTGAACATAGGACACCTGCACGCCGTCATAACCGCCTGGGAGAGTGGCCTCGTACGTCATTTTGTACTCATCCGTCTTCATGTTGGCCCGGTTGAATACGGCAGCCGGGTAGTCAACCTTCTGATCGCGGGTAAACGTCAGTACTCCGTCATCCCAGTACGCCACAACCGACGCCGCATTGCAGATCGCCTGCACGCGGTCGCCCAGTGAGTCGTTCTCGTCGTCAAACGTGTAGTCAAAGTAACCCAGCCGTTCATCAGGCAGGCTTTCAGCGATTGAGTACAGCCCGTACAGGTCGATGCTGCTTACCGGCTGTTCACCCATAATCAACCAGGTATGCGCCACCGCATCAGCGAACGAGCGCGACGGCCGCAGCGTGTAATCCACCGCCTGCGTGTCCAGGTCGTACGTGATGGTATGACGTGTAACCAGGGCGTTATATTTGCGCTCACGGCTGCCCAAGGCATTCTCGGTCGCCCGGACTTTTACACGTACCAGCGTGTCGGTCGGGTGAACGACGTTTGTCCTGATGTTGATGCTGTGGATCTCTTCGACCTTGAGCAGTGACGCGTCGCCGGAGTTATCCGTGCGCTGGAAGCTGACCGCGTATTTCCCGAAGCCGCCTGTGGGCGTTATTTTGTCGGTGCGGTAGAAAACCTCACTCGTCGACTGGTGCGGCGTCGTCTGTCGGTACGTAAACGTCTGTTGCGTGCCCGGCACCTGGTTGTAGTCGTCGTCAATTTTCCAGATGACAACCTTCCAGTTGGTCTCCTTCTTCCCGCCAAGACTTGATTGAGTGTGCAGCCACAACTGAGTGGACTCGACCGGAGAGAAGAACGGCCCAACCACCAGCGCCTCGTTGTCGTTGAGGATGAATTTCGTGGTGTTGATAGTAGCGTTGGCCGGGATATCCTGCGGTCCTTCGAGCTGGTTCATCGTGAACGTGTACCAGCGCACCGGGTTCACCACTGCGCCATCGCTTGTTTCAACGGCGGAGATCAGCGTGCCTGAGAATGTAGCGTCGGTAGTCACGTTGCCGGAGGCCGTGCTGTACGTCACGTTGATGGTGAAAGTCACCGCGTGCGGTAGCACCAGGCCCATGAAATAGTCGAACTCGGATTGTTTCACGATTTTCATCGCTATCTGGCCGCCGGAATACGTTCCGCTGACCACTGTGTTTGCCGTTGCTGTTTCGATAGGAAAATCGTTGGCTTCGTTCTGCCCGGGCACCTCCTGCCCGTCAACGTCATCGAATCCGTACCCCTCGACGATCTGCGGTATAACTTCTCCTGGCTGGAAGAACTGGAATTCAGCACCGGCCAGAGAGCCGAGGCTTGATTCTGAGTAGCGCACGGACTCGTAATCGTATTTGCCGATCCCGATACACATCCATTCAGTGACGTACTTCAGGCCGCCGTCTGTGGAAGTCTGATGAACGTATTCAAATACCGATTCCTGAATCAGATCCGGGAACGAACGAATCTGCCCGTAAATGTCCGGCTTGGCCTTGTAAACTCGCGCAGTGTTTGTCTGACCGGTCAGGCTATTGTTTGGTGAGTCGACGGTATTACCGCCGTTGTTTGCGATAGCGGGCTTCGGCGCCAGGAACGAAAACACCTGGCCCACCACTTTAAAGATCGGGCTCAGTATGTCGCCGACAATGCCCTTCGGCTGGTCGAATATCTGGATGTGGTCCAGCTCGCTCAGTTCAAACGCCAGCTCATCATCGTCGCCCAGCTTTACGCCGTTGCGGACGATCAGCAGGTCGCGGTGAAAAGTAGCGTCATTGGCCGCCAGCCAGTCATAAAAAAGGGTGCCGTTTGGCACCCTGCAACGCAGCTTAGGCGTTCCTGGAAAATTCGATATCTCAACCAGCGCCATATTCGAAAAACTCCACTTTGGTGAATGCCCGCTGAATGACCAGCAACGAGTCCATGCGCACGCTTCCATTCTCTCCTCGCGAGTGCAGCGCCTGCCGGTTCAGTACCAGGCCAACGTGTGCCGGTTGCGTGCCGCGGTACCCGACGAATATCCCGCCCTCGACCGGTTTATCGACCTTGCGCCAGAAAACGACGTCTCCCTGATAGCAGGTGAAGAAATCTTCCCCGGCTTCGTAACCCGGTGTCTGGTGCAGCTCAATGTCGAGCACATGTCGGTAATACAGCACAACCAGCCCCCAGCAATCAGTCTTTTCGTATGAGCAGGCGCGGTTAGACCACGGCACGCCGATCATCCTGCTGATAAAATCAGAGGTACTGAAGCCCCGTGTATTCGACTGGATCATATGGTTGGCCAATGTTGTTATTTAGCGGGTTTGTCATTGATAAAGTAACTGATGCGTTATCTGAAACAACATCGACAGTTTTTACAAATAATGTCCAATTCTTCATTGGCGTAGAGGTATCAACTCTATCGAAAACCTGACGAGTTGCCGTGATAGGCGACAGCCTGGAAACACCACTCCACTTCTTCATCAGCGTTTTGATATCTGAAGACAGTCGCCCAAGCTTCACCGTTGCGTCGATTACCGGAGTTCCGCTCTGCTGGCTCTCTTCGATTTCAAACCGCGCAGGCGTGTACGTCTGGCCGCCAAGCGTCTTCGGGAAGAACTGTTTGTCGACGAGGCGGACGTAACCAAAGGAGGGGTGATAGAACGTGATGGTGTTGTAACAGCCGCTAATCGGGCGCTTCTGATTATATTCACGATATGAAGGCATCAGGGAACCCTCGGAAGACTTTCTGGATCGCGTCCGTCCGGATAGCCAGTCACCACGATATCAAGCACTGAAGGCCAAGGCGGCGGCAGCTCAACAATGATGTCGTCGAACTCGTCGTCGGCGTTGTAGAGGTGGTTCGCAATAACCGTCCCCGTCCAGGTCACCACCCCGCCGTTGATACTTGTTTGCACCGGCATCTGCGTGAAGTGAAGCTCCTGCAATTGCAGGCCACTACCACCCAGATTGATATTCATCCGGAACCAGTTCAGGCCCCGGTTGAGATAGTTTGGGCTGCGTAGCCACTGCTGGAATGCTCGTTCCTCAGCCAGAGTGAAGATCCACGTCAGTGACCAGGTCACTTTCAGGTCGTCGGTTTGATTCTCGAAGATAGCCGGGCCTACCGCCGGTTGGTCAGTCTGGAACCCGGTATCGAGTGTCATGTTTTTGCTGGCCTTCTGCGCCAGCGGCAGCCAGTCGGGATAGTCGATAATTGGCATCTAAGCTCCAGGCAATAAAAAACCCGCCTGAGCGGGTTTGCTTAATCAACAAGCCGGGGCCCGGTTGGTGCCTCGTAGATATTGATTTTTATGTCAACGATTTCGCCATTATTGGTAAATTCCAGCTCTTCCCCAGCAGGCGTTATGCCCTTGATTGTTGATCCATCACTTAGAGTAAACACAAACTCGACCGCCCTGTTCGGGCGTATCCTGTGTGGTTTACCTATCTCAGTTGGTATTGACTGCACTTCGCCCGGCTCAATTACCACGTAAGTCTCCTTATCCCTGACCGTTCGGGGTTCTTTTTACGTTGAAATTACTGGTTATACCCTGACTTATCGGGCCACCATTGTTCAAATCCGCGATAATCGTTGTGAGGGTAATGCTACCATCTGAATTCACTGTACCCTGAGAATCAACGGTAGCAGAGGTGTAATTCTGCACGATATTGTTGATTATTACACCACTTCCGCTCTGCATATCCTTATTGCTGATCACCTTGCCGTTGTCGCCCGGTATCATGTACTGCTTACCGGTACTGGCCTGGTAAATCTCAGGTTTCCCTCGCTCACCGACCTGATAAAGACCTCCTGCATTCACCGGGCCGCCATTGTAACGCATACCGGTTAAAGCAAGGCCCTGTGCCAGGCCTACCGTTGAAGCAATTCCTGTCATGGCAGGAACTGAGTTGGCCCCAAATGAAGCGAGGCTCGCCATGGCGGCGGCAGGAGCCCAAGCTGTAGCCAAGATTGCAGCCTGAGATGCTCCAGCAGCAGTAGCCGCTGCGCCCAATGTCTGCCCTATAATGAAGTTTTTGAGGGCCTCAACTCCAACCTGGACTAGCGCATTGACCACGCTGTTCAGCATCGTATTCCCGAGAGAACGCATAGCATCCTGAGCTGACATCGTTCCTGTGATCAGTCCAGTTATGACGTTTGATGCGTTTCCGCCAAAGGCATCCACGGCACTCGTTAGCATGCCGAAGCCGATATTCATTTGGCTTAATTCTTGCCACTGAGCATCGAGTCTTTTTTGGCGATATTGCTCCTCAATGCTAGCCCTTACAGCCTCTACCTCAGCTATTTTCTGAGGGTAGAGCGCAGCGTACTGGTTAAGTTGCTCAATCTGCTGCTGAAATTGGCTTTCAACGCTAGCCACAGGAGAAGCTTGGCTTTGTAGGCTGCTGAAGTTGGACTGCGCAGCTTGCTTATCTCTTTCTGCCTGGGCTTGCTTTTTCAATGCTTCAGCAGTGTCCAAAGCCTGTGCTTTGTACTCTCTTGCCTTCTGTCGCTGTTCATCCGTTGCATCAGCACCAAGAGACATCTCTGCCCTTAGTAGTTGCTGCTCACGGGTTAATTCGCTGGTTGAACCTGCTGCAAGAATAGATTCTTGTCTCAGGGCTTCCAATTTTTCGTTTATCGAGTCCTGCGCTTTAGCGTACTGCTCCGCCTCTTTCTGGGCTGCTGACTTGCCTCCCTTCGCTTTAGAACCACCTGAAGTGGCAGTGGCTTTTATTTCGATAGGTTTAGTGGCTGCGGCTGTTTTCTGAACTGCATCCCAACCGGCGCGAGATGCCTTCTCCCAAGCTTCAGCTGTAAGTTGCGCGGATTTCTCCTCGTTCTCTTTCTGCCAGTCACCAAAGCCAAGCCAACTCCATGTTCTCGCTCGCTTGGCGTACATTTCGGCTTCAGAGCGCAGATCTGCTATTTGCTGACTGGCGGTAGCGGCCTGCCCGGTAAGCCTGCCAATGGCAACAGCAAGAGAATCGATAACCAGAACCATCCCGTTACTGGCTCCTGTAGCCTGGTTAATATTATCAACCATAGTCAGGAAAGAGTTGGTGAGAGCGGTATTGGCCTGCGACAGTGTGCGTGGGAGTTTCTCGAACTCTGCATTCACTGAGCCGGTTTGCTTCTGAATGGCGTTGAGAGCATCTTCTGCCGTCAGTTTCCCGTCCAGCATCAGTTGGCGAAGTTCTCCAATGCTTACACCCATCCCAGCGGCAATCTGGCGTGCCAGTTCCGGCATTTGCTCAAGGATGGAGTTGAACTCCTCAGCCCTGACAGTGCCGGAGGAAATTGATTGACCGAACTGACGAAGAGCATTCGCCATTTCTTCTGCCGAGGATCCGCCAATGCGACCTATTTTCTGAAGTGTTTCGGTGAGCTGGATGACCTGGCCGTTCGTCGCACCGGTATCGCGCAATGCGGTACTGAGGGTTTCCCACAGCTTCGCTGTATCCTGTAGCGAACCACCCGTTGCCGAACTGATGCGCATCAGACTCTGCATCGTCTGCGATGCTGTCGCTGCGCTGCCAGTTAGTCTCTCTATACGCGCGTTGAGCTGGCTCATGTTGTCAGCAGCAACGAGGAATGCACGCCCCCAGTCAACAACTATCGATGCAGCTATGGCCCCGGCAACTTTGTTTATGCTGGTCTGGAGTTGGTCAAACTTACTGGCCGCTTTTGACGCTCCGCCACTCATCTTCTCAAGGCGCTCATTTACTTTGCGCTGGGCCTCAATCAGATTCGCAACATCCATCTGCACCTGATAGACGATATTGCCTACTTGTTCCTCACCAGCCATTGATATTTCTCCTGTGGATTATCCCACGCAATAGCCGGGAGTTATTTCTTCGCTGCGGCCCTTCTTGCCGCCTGTTTAGCCAGAAAATCATCAGCAACTGCGCTGTATTCTTCTTTGGTTAGGCCTTTCTGGTCCGGATATTTCTCTGACAGCAACGCCTGAAATTCAGTCATGGTCAAACAACGCGCTTCATCCAGGCTTATGTTGAAGTGGATCCTTGCTGCGTTGATGTATTCAATGGCGTTAAATTCTGTAGTACCGCCTGATGATTCATGGCGCTGGAGTTTTCGCGTCTTGGCTTTCCCTGTTACGCCATGCTGTAAAAGATGCTGAGCAAAGATGACAATATCTGACTGAGGCATGAGACCGGGCGAATAAGAAAGCTTTCCTTCAACCTCATCCCATTGGCCAACAATCGGCGTTAAATCTTCGTCTGAGCACGCCTGTAAAACATCCATGGCTTTTGCTAGCAGGCGATCTGAAACCCTGCGCATCGCTGGCCCCATCCAGTCAGGTAAACCGCCAAAAGCATCTGCACAGACAGAGATTAATTTTTCCGCCTCGCGACCATGGATATCAGCGTATATCTCAACAATTTCATGCGGCTCACCGATTCTTGTCATTGCCTCGAAAGACGGTCGTAACAAGTAATCTTTTCCGCCTTCACGGCTGTCACTTATGCCTATTTCGCCAATTTCTCTCAAAGCGGTCATGGTATTTCCTGATCAACGGTCATTATCAAGGCTGCCAGCCGACAGCCTTTGTAATGTTCGCTATGCGGTAACAGTGAGAACGCAGGTAGTTGAGGTGATTTTATTTCCGTCGCTATCTGTGACTTCACAGCGATAGCTACCGCTCGAGGCGGTTGTAACGCCAAGCAGCAAGAGCGTGGCTGTTGCCGCCGTAGGGTTTGCAGTTGAATCGATCTGAGTGCTGCCAAGGAACCATTTGTAGCTGTAAGTTGGGCGGCCGCCTGTTACGTCAACATCAAGAACGACGTCGTTGTCTGCATCGGCAGCTTTAGTTGCTGGCAAATCTTTGGAGAATGCCAACGGCGTTGAAGGCGTGGCGTCCGTATTAACAACCTGAACAGTAGTGCCATCAGATACTTTGAACTCAACGGTAAACGTGATGATGTCGTTACTTCCGCCATCTGCTGGCGTAAGGTTAGAAATCACCATATAGCCCGAGAACTCGATTGGACCGATAGCGATACGCGCCCACAGCGTCGGCTGGCGCTTGGCATTGATCTCATCAGTAAAGTACTTCACCAGATTGCCGTAGCCGAACTGGTCCAGTTTGTCGTGCTTACGCACTTCACCATCAAAACTGATTGTCGCGTCTGCGTTCGTGATGATGTTTTCTACCCATCCAGCAGTATCGTCTGCGTCAGAAGTGACCGAGTTTGGTGCGAAATCAAGACCCTTACTGGTTCCAGCACCCAGAGCCTTCCAGTCGTCTTCTGTTGGCCGAGCGTCTGGGCATCCATAGGCCAGCTCCAGCACTGTTGCCGAGCCGAATACCCTTTCGTTGGAGTTTTGGCAATTAGCCATCTTTGACCTCTTTTATGTATAAAAAAAGGCCGCCAGATGGCGACCTTGTGTTGATGATTTTTCTTCAGTCCCCGAAAGTGCAGGCAAACTGTAATCTCAGGACAATCCTGCCCTCCTCCGTCGTCACCGGAGTTGGGTAAGCACCCATGTTTTCGATCTTACCCACGCATTCGTCTGCGTGAGGATTTGCCTGAACGTAATCAAGGATTGACTGAGCTGCCGTTGCCGCCGCCTGGTTTTTGCCCTTTGCACCAATCACATCGACCAGGACGTAGTTATCGTTCCCGAGGTCATTTCTGATGGGAGTTCCGCCATTTGGTCTGAACACCATGATCGCTTTCGAAAGATCATTCGGGTCATTGAAACTAAGAAGCTGAACCAGGAAACCGGTAGTAAGACCGGCATCGCCAAACATGTTCCTGACTCGCTGATACATAGGAGGATTCATAGAGACATTTCCTTGGCGATCACAGCATCGATCTGTCGCTGCGTGTCTTCAAACCCCTTGGTTAAAAACTCCTTCCTGGCCGTCGCCCGGCGGAAGTTCTGAGGTACGCTTGGGTCATGGACGTATGCAGCGTAGTTAGCTGAATAACCCACCCGGCCAGTCACGCGATTGCCATTTACAGTAATCTCGCGAAACTGGCTATTGATGAGGGTTGACGTATCGATCGGGGTATAGAGCGCCGCCTGAGATCCGCCGATAATCAAAGCTGATTGCATGGCTCTAACGACCTTTCTCCCCTGAATATCACCAACCAGAGCATTAAGGTTTTTCTTCGCCTGGCTGATGCCCTTCACTTTGATGCCCATGGCTACACTCCCGTAATTATCGCCCAGTCATCTTCCAGACCGTCGAGAGTGTCGTTCCAGCGCGTCACGTGACGGACCTCATCAGCACCTGCTACGACCGGATCCGGCTCAGCGCTCACACCAATCATGATGTAGTCGCCCTCATCGGCCAGTGCGTATGCCGTGAAAAAGGTGTTCTTAACGACAACCTCTTTACCGATGGAGCCGAGCTTTGCAGACAGGCCGCCGATGTAGTCGCACATGATGGTTTCAGGCGGTTCGTACGGGTCGACAGGATCGCCCCACTCGTCATTACCGCCCGCGCCCTTACGCCATATCGTGCACGGCTTATTGTATGACCATGAAGCAGTAGACGACATCAGCCCTCCTTCCAGCGCAGCACCTTCGCGCCCGTCGCCCGGATGCGGGGGCAGTTGATGTGCCACTCTCCGTCCGATTTCACGTAGCCGGTAGTCTCCCGCCCGGTGTCGGTTTCGACCCATACGCGGGTGAATGAGCGTGGGAGTCCGTGCTTAACAGATTTCCAGTTCATGAATTGCGCCCAATAAAAAACCGCCCGGAGGCGGTTGGTCGTTTGAAGTCTTGTTATCTGCCATGGTTTCGGTGATAACCGAACCTCACCTCTGCTGATTTTCTTGCCGCAGCGGCATCAAGCAGGTTATCGAATGAGCCAAGAGACACATCCTCTCCTTCATCGCCAATGGTGCTTTTCCAGGTTCCATATCGCTTATCCCACCTAACGCCGATAATCCCAGATGAATTTGACGAAGGAGTTTTACGGTTTCTGGCATTACCCTCAGCATCGACGAGACGCAGATTGGATATCCTGTTATCCCGCTTATCACCGTTAATGTGGTCGATAAAGATTTCTGGGTGCTCATTGTAGTGAATCGCCCAGACAACACGATGAAGCCTGTAGCATCGCTTATTAAGCTTGAATACCAGGTATCCCCTGCGATTCTGAACCCCTACAACAGTGCCAGCATAGCGAGTGTTCCAAATTTTAGAATCTCGCTCGCTTTTGAAATGCTCTAAAGCGCGGGGCTTCCATTTAACAACGCCAGTAAGTGCATCGTAATCAAGCAGCTTTCGCAGGTAGTCCACAGGAAGATTTTTTTCTGTGCAGATATCCATGTAACCCTCGTAGCAAGGTCGCGTAGATTGAGGTTGCGGCAACAGAGTCTACGATCTCTGCTTTCGGTGATCAGCCTAGCCGCGTGGATATTTTATCAGCACTAACACCCACCAACAACGAGAAACAACCCTACTTTCTGACCGACATCAATGGGTAATCCTGATGTACAGCCAGACGTATCCAGCGCCAGCAGCGCGTCACGCATGTTGAGCACGCTCTCGCCGTAGTCAAACGAGCGAGAGGCACCGGACGGAGCGCCCTGCGACTTAATCCGCTGCGTGTACGCCGTCAGAGCCATCAAGGTGACTGCGTACACTTGGATGAGCATCAGATCGCAATCGTCGTAACCGGCGGCAATCAGGCAGGGTTCTATCTTCGCCAGCTTGCACAGGTAGGCGTCGATCATGAAGTCAGGAACGGTGGTATAGCCAAGCGCAGACAACTGCTGTTTAACCTGCGCCGCCGTTATCTGCACTACAGCCATGTTTTATACCCTCCTGAGTAACCCAATTCACCGAGGAACGCCTGCACGTCTGCCGCTGTGATTGGGTCAGCCATGGTTATTTCGCCTTCTTGATAGCTTCTGCCATTGCCGCTTCAGCTGCGTCAGCACGTTTTGTTTCAGCGTCCAACTTAACTGCGCTTTCCTGCTTCAGTTGCTCAATCACTTCGGCATGCTCTTTATCCTTAGCATCAATTTCAGACCGGGCCTGTTCCAGTTGAGCCAACGCCTCGTTGAGTTTTGACTGCAAATCGGATGCACTGGATGCCACAGGCGCAGAAGGTGTCGCCACTTCAAAGACGAGCTTTTCACCCTTCTTCTCGGTGGATTTCTCTACCTTGCCCTGCTCAATCCACTTTTCAGCGATCGAGTCATCGACATCATAAACCTGTCCAGCCTCCAGCTTTTGAAGGCTGGCACCGGCAAAGAGGTTTGCTACCAATACCTTTACGAGTGCCATGTTGTTTCCTTAGCTTGAAGCGTGAATAACAGAGTAGTGACCGTTGATGTCCTGCTTGACCATCAGGCCAGCAGCACCCCAGGTGCGCCATACGTAATCTGAGTTATAGTGCAGACGCGGATCGGCAACAGTACCGAATGCCTGACCGACGATAGGAGCAATCACGCCAGCCTGAAGCGGTACGATTACGATTTCGTTTCCGGTCAGCTCAGCATCTTCTTTGATTGCCGCGATGCCTGACAGTTTGGAGATCTCTTCCAGCACAGTGCGGAGCGAGTTCACATCGAAATACTGTTCCCAGTTGGACATGATTTCGCTGGAGACGTACCACGTCTGCTGGCCGTACTGCATGTTTTGCAGCTTAAGGACGTCACGCAGGGCTATCGCCGCGGCACGCATGGCTTTCGGGTCGGTGCTGGTTGCGAAGTTAACAGTCAGTGTCACCTGGGCCACACGCTCATCGTGACGTAAACCCTTCCAGGTCTTGTCATCGAATTTGATGTAGTTACCGTCTGCGTCACGGAAGCCTTCCCAGATGTAGTCCACATACTGTCGACGCACATCATCAACAGATCCGGCCTGAGCATCCGCCAAGGATGAGAGCGCAGAGCCTTTATTGAATACCGGATCACGCCAGTTAAACTTAAAGCCGCTGTCGTGGATCGGTACCATGGTGCCATCGAAGGTGTAGGACTTCGCATCCAGCGCAGCACCAATCTGACCGGACATGGAAGTGTGCGCCCAGCCACGGCCGCCGGTGCGAGCGTATTCGTACACAGACTCTTCCAGGCGAACAGAGCGAGACAGCGGCATCAGGTCGTTCAGCAGCGTGAATTCAGTGTTCGGTTCGAATTGCTTAAACACAGTCTGGTCATAGGCCTTGTAAAGACGACGGATATCGTCGACTGCGTTTACTGCGTCCAGTACCGGGGCATTTGCCGCTTCACCGCGGACACGGGTACGAGCAATAAAGTCTGCCACGGCCTGAGCGCTGGAATTACGAGCGAACGTAAGCTCATTGAACTGAGCCATGTTGGCTTCGAGGTTCCCGGTTTCGGTCGCCTGCTTAGTGGAGAATACAAACATTCAGGTGCTCCTTATTTAATGACCACGCGCAGGAGGTCACCTGCCGTTGCAATGGTGTATGAGCGGTCTTCTTCTACGTAGCAGCGGACCGATTCATCAGTACCAACAGCCTTAACACGACCGTTCGCAACAGAGAGCGGCTGCCCTTTCGTATAAGTACCTGCTACAGCGGGAACGTTGAAGAAAACGCCCGGGGTTGGGTGGAAAGCAACAACCCAGTCGCCAGCCTTGATGACGTCGTCTACGGTTTTGCAACGCAGGTAGTCATAGTTGGCTACGTAGAGGATCGCGGCTTCATTGCCATCCACAGACGCGGTGAATTTCTTCGTTGTGTTGTCGAAGAAACCAATCGTACCAGGAGGAGTATCAGCGGCTGCGGCACCTTCTCGGTGAAGTTGTGGGTTTGCGAAGATACCGCCCGCGTGAATTACGTGTTTTCCGTCTTTAGCCATTTTTTACTCCGGCATTTCGCTGACTGACTGGTTGTTAGTAGCCTGACGGAATGCACCATTCAGGCCGGTTGAGGTCTGGCACTGAGCAAACAGCTCTTTCAGCGGCTCGCCGTCCAGCGCGTTCACCGCAAGATCGGTCATGCCAAACTTGGCTTTAACCGCGGAGCGCATATTGCCCTTCTCTGTTTCAGCGCTGGCGTTGATCTGGCTGTTCAGGGCTGTTACCTGCTCGGTTAGCACCTTGGCCCAGGCTGGCATCTCTTCGTTATTGGTAGCCTGCTCTTTTTTCTTGAGCTTGCCGGTTTCCTGGTCGATTTCTTCATCGCCTTTTTTCTTGGCGGTGGCCTCTTCGGCCTTCATCTGGTTGTATGCGTCCATCAGCTCGGCGTCGGACTTGCCTTCAGTCGGCTTACCAGCGGCTTGCAGCGCATTGATAATCAGTTCTTTCATCGGATCGTTCTCTCCGTTGGTTTTAATCTCGTACTCAGGTTGTTTGCGCACGACTTCTACAGGTTCGCCGACGAATTGGGCCTTGCCGTCATCGTCGATGATGTACTTCTGTTTGAAATAACGGGAATCATCCCGGTATACGAAGGTGTCAGGCCATACCGACTCTGGCCAAAGCCAGTTGTCATCAGATCGACCCTCTCGCAGCTTTTCACTGATTGCGCGCTGTATGTCGTCGAAGGAAAAGTTGGAGGCATTGGTAAAGAAGAATTTGGTTTTGTTGATCAGGCCATCGCGGGTGCAGTCGATTCCGTCAGCCAGGCGGGCAACTTCGATCTGCTGCTCATCACCTTCTGAGTTAACGAAGATGCCAACGCCCTCCTCCGGTGTACCGGCTCCTGGCTCATCAAGCAGCACAGCCACATGGTCAAACATCATGTTTGTGGCGATCTCGTTGTACTTCTTGCCCTTCGATTCGCCGTTGGCGGCGATACCGGAATAGAGCAGGCCTGTGGAGATGTGGATCGGGTCAGAGTTGGTGCCGGCCAGCATCTCATCCAGGCGGTTGATCAGGCGCTTGCCCTTGTCGCTCGACTCGGCGTACTGGCGGTTAACGTACATGTCGCCCATCACCTTCCCATCTATGTGGCTGACGTTCTGTAGCCAGGCCCCGACGTGGTACTCGTTCACCGCCCGGACATCGCGCGCCGACACATGCTTGCCGTCCACTTTCGGGTGGCCCAGCGGCATCGGGTTACGCTCGAGCGTGTTGTAGGCCTTTTCGATTTCTGCTGCCGGGTACAACTTCCGGTTCATCACAATATCGTCCACGACAGGCGTGATGCCGCGAACCACGATATGTGGCTTGCCGTCGATGGTTTCAGTGGTGATGTTTGAAGCGGAGTTGACGACGGTCAGCACGTTAACGCGGTTGCGTTTCATGCTGGGTCCTCGTTAGTGGATTTCAGGCAATAAAAAAGGCCGCCGTGGCGACCTTGTCAGAATTTATGGCTTTAAAGCTCTATATGATTTTCATAGGCTTTATCAATACTATCCGCACCTTCATCTATCAGGGTGCTCAATCTCCGAGAACTCAGCTTTGCCCAGTTGCCTGTTGTAGCCATAACCATGAAACATAAATCGTCATCATGGTTTTCAACCAGCATCCAACCTAATTCTGCGAGCTCATAGTCAAGCTCAGAAAGGAAAGAAGCACGGATAGAGCTCCGGCCAGACATAGCGCGAAGAGTATTTTTCGAGATCTTGTATCGCGAAATATGTTTATCTTTTTCCTGCCCATAAAAATAGGCATTGAGAACAATCAGTTTTGCTGTGTGGGATGCGGATAAGCGATGATTTGACATGATATACCCTAATGTTTTGTAAATTAAGTTATGAGCCACTTCCTGGCTCAAACTAAATATCACACAACACCATTTAAGTGTCAATAACACCGTATCAACTAATTATATTTGGCGATATCAGTTTTCCATTGCTTTTGCTCTTTAGCCAACTTATCCGCTAACCCCTCATTGAAGATGCTTCCATCGTCGTTGAGCAGCACCGGGATCTGTCCGCAATAGCAGTGGTATTTATTACCATCTACTGCATACCAGTCGCGCACCTCTTGCACGGTTCTGACCTTTCCATGCCAGAATGCGTGCGTTGTCCTGGTGGTAGGCTTCAGCGCAGAAAGATGGAGAAGACCAGTATTCAGCCCGAGCCTCTCGGAAGCCCAGTCCGTCTCATTCCATTGAGCTTCACGAAGCGCGCCGACCTGCTCGGTCTGAGCAATGTTCTTCGCCTTCGACATAGACACATCGAGGCGCTTACTGATGAGGCTGGCCGTCTCGCGAGGATTCACGCCGCGCGCTACCGCATCGGTGATGATGTTGGTCAGGTCGCCGCGAGCGGTGTCGCTGATGACCTTCCAGTCACTGAACGTTGTCAGCCTGGCCGCCGATATCTGATTAAGATAACCGGGGCTGCTTAAAAGCTGCTGTAGCGTCGTCTGACTGGCGTAAACCTGGGACTGCTGCGAGAGGTTATTGAATGCCTCCAGCGTGCCGCGCTGCGCTTCTGCGACGACGTAATCCATCGCCCACAGGTTTTTCTCACCACCATCCAGCAGATAGTCATCGAGAATGCCCTGCACCGCCTCCAGCAGGTCCGCCAGTTCCTGCGCCGACATGTCGTAAATGAACTTACCGGCGTTGACCTGGTAGAGCCGCATGTCCGCGCCGTTGTCGTGGCAAAGAAAGTGCCAGTTATGGCTGTTTACCTCACGCTCTCTCCCGGTCAGGCGCTGAGCGAATAGTACTTTCAACGCTACCTTTATCGCGTAATACCTATCCTCAATGTCGCGCTCCATCCTGCTGACGGACTTACGCGACATTGTGGGGTCAACTTTCGACCGAGGTATCACCGGACCTTTCGGCTTCTGATTCTGGGTCGTCCAGTGGATCAGGCTTTGGCTGGTTGCCATCTGGCGGCACCTCATCATCAAGTTCAGGCAGGGCTTGCAGTTCGCCCGCCGCGCGTATCTCGTTTTCGGTGATTGCTGAGCGGCCAAACGCGTTCGTCGACTTCACGGCCACGTCCGCGAGCTTGTCCATGTTGGCAATCTTCTCTGCCTGGCTCGGCGCCAGTAGATCGGACCATCCCACTGTAACTTCTTCGCCGCTGGCTGGAGGAATGAAACCAAGCGTCCAGAAGCGGGTAACCACCTCAGTGATTACTTCGGTCAGGAAGCCATTGCGTCGGCTCATACGGGTTTTTGCCCAGTCCTTCGCATCTTCCGTGCTGGCCCTTTCTCCTGTCTGCATGCCCACCAGCACCTTCACCGGGATCGGCACTGTGGAGCAGAACTCATTGAGCGCAGTCCGCCATGTTGGCTCCGGGTCGGCAACTGCCACGGAAAGCACGCTGGTATCGCCCTCCTGCATGATGACGGCGCTATCTGTGCTGTCATTCAGGCGACGAACCTGGTCATCCATCCCTTCAGAGAGTTGCGCCTCGCTAACGCCCAGTGCTCTTGCCAGCTGCGCAAAACTTGTCTTGGCGCTGAAGTTAAAATTGAGCTGCCGACTGGCATTCTTCAGGAACCCCTCCGCCGCGCCGCCTGATACCTTCTCAAGATCCATCAGCTTGTTGAAGCCCTCTTCCAGCAGAGACTCGCCGGAATCCAGTCTTCCATCATCTGAACCTTCCGCCAGGATGATGACGCGATCAGGATGAACGTTGATGATTCGCCCGGGCTGGCCACTGCGTTGCTGCTGAACCGGTATCTCGGTAAATGAGTACATGCTAACAGCACCGTAGTCCTCGCTGTTCTGGTCCTCGTTATAACTGACAGGGTCGAGCTGAGCCTCCCAGACCGGGATTAGCCTGACGAGCGCCCTTTCTTGGAGTCTGCCGACCATCGCCTTATCGACAGGTTCCCACCAGGGCTTACTGTCTTTAACCTGGATGAGCAGCGCTGAGTAACGGCCCACTAGGTTACGTTTGTCAGCGCCCTTAATCTGCTTCCAGCAGCGTTTAAGCAGCTTATTGACCCTCTTATCCCAGGGTGTCTGCTGTGTGGCATCCTTAGTCTGGTCGCCTTCGTAAACGTCCGGGTAATCCTCCCAGCAGCCATCAACCATGCGCGCCACTGCGGCGCCAGCGATGGCATTGCGGCGGTATGCCCGGTAAAAGTCATCGAAGCAGAGATCCTGCGGGTACCCAAACTCCTGATACAGGCGCTTACGCTTGGTATTACTGGTGCCATTGAACAGTGCATTGACGTAACGCATCCGCTCGCGGTCGATGCTGGCATTCGTGGCGAGTTGTTTATTTTCGCTTTCGTTCACGGTTTCCTCCGTCAGCGCGAGCGCACCAACATGCCGGTAATTTTCTGTGGTGAGTGCAGTACTCGGTAGCGGGTAGCATCCCAGTCGTGGTCTTCCTGTTGGGTATCTACGTCATCTGGATTTTTGCTGTCGCGAACCAGCACTGGTATGCGGCTAATCCAGCCACGGCAATGCTCGAACACGTAAAAGGCAGGCTTCTCAGGGATTCCAGATTCCAGCTTCTTACCTTCAACTACAGCCTCAAGCATGTCGGCAAATACCGAGGCCCCGTTAACTCGTGAGCCTGGCTTCTTATTGGCTTCAAGCCATTCGACACCCTGATTTTCCATTTTCTGGCCGATCGACAACTCATCGTCACCGGTATTGAAAATGGCGCTATCAGCCGGGCCCGGGATAACTTCCGAGCATATTCCCGGAACAACGTTCAATTGGCCCTGCGTAACACCGTCTATTTGAATCTCTTCCGGCTCGTCGACGTCTTCGCCCACCAGCCGCTTGTCAATCCACGCCACGCCTTTCGCGACGTTGGTGGATGACATATTCAGGCCTTTGTTCAGCTCATCAGGCGGGCAGCCATACCATTCTCCGATCAGGATTAACGTCCCTGCCGGCGGGCAGAACTGCCGACCATCAGGCAGCTCGGCGGCAGTGCCATCAGCCTGCGCCCACCACAGATTAGAGAACGGCTTCGACTCACCCCAGTCATGGGAGCGGTCAACTGTCCAGCTATCCGGTATGCGGAACGGCTTAATGACGTGCAGCGATTCATTCCAAAGGTGGTCAAAGCGTCCGCCACTGGTCACATCCCAGGAGCCCTCTACCCACGCTTTGCGTCGGTTAGGGTCTTTAATTGCCATCAGCGTAGCGATGTACTGCGGGTCGAGGTACGGGTTCTCTTTGAACGATCCGTGGATGGCCACGCGGGTCAGCGTGATTTCCTCTTCTCGTTCTGTCTGAGGGTTGAACACCATTTGCCGGTCGCGCTGCACGGTTCCGCGCGGCGCTGGCTCAATGAAGCGCTTCTTCACCCAGGTATGCCCGATGCCAAACGGGTTGGTAGTGCTGAACGTTTCCAGCGGGATCGGCCTCAGTAACTTGCCATTCTCCAGCGGGTAGTTTTCCGGCCTGAACGATGAGCGCCGGCAGGAGAACATCATTTCGTAGAACTCTGGAGACTGCTGTTTCGTCAGCTCGTTAAAGCCAATGAACGGGAATTCCTGCCCGTGGAAATCCCAGTAGTCGTCCGCCTCTTTGCCGAAGCGGAAGAGCAGCTCCTCGCCAGTAGGCCATACCCATCGCAATTCGCTCGCAGATGACAGATAGCGCGCACCGTCGTTGAACAGGCGAAACATACGCTTCGACTGAGTGATGATGTCGGCAAGGTTCTTGTATTCGGTGTCGAAAATGACGCCGCGCCAGAACGAGCCATAACCCACGCCGACATTACGCCTGAACCTGGCTAACTGCGCAGCTGTCTTGCCCGGTCCGCGAGTGCCCTCGAACAGGATTTCGTTACACGGGCAGCTCAGCGCCAGGGACTGAGATCCAGGCAGTGGCTTCCATACAGCTTTGTAATTCATCCACCGAGCACCCCGTCCTGTTGTTTCTGCGCTGCCGCCTCCCAGTCATCCACGTTGTCACTGGTTGGCACCAGCATGACGTTATGGGTGACCTCTTTCGTTTCAGCCTTATTCTCGATGCTGTACGCCTCACGCTCGAGGCCGATCAGCGTCTTCAGGCTGTCACTGAGGTCTTTCATGGATTTAACACGGGAAGGCAGGCTGATCACTTTCTGATAAATTTCATTGAGCCGGTCCCGCCCTTTATCGTCGGGGTCAAACATGATGTCGCCCAACCGCTCGAGCGCGCTTACATCTGCGCACTGCGCACCAAGTTCATCGAATAGCGTGTTGGTCAGTTCACGAGCCCGGCGGATGTCTCCCCGGTGCTCCATGCGTACCGTGGCAATTACCTCGGCAGTCGCCTCTATCAGTACGCGCTCGGTCAAAGTGCTTTCGTTGCGTACCTGTTTGCGTACCTCCTGTTTGCGTACCAGATCTTCAGCCTTTTGCTGAATCTTCGCATTGAGGTCACGCGACCAGTCGTCACGCTTGGCACGCTTACGGATAGCGCCTTCGCTGATACCGTGCTGTGACGCTATTTCTCGGAGGGACATCACTCCGGCCCGGTACGCCGTCTCGATGGCCTCCCAGTCCGGTTTGCTCATTCGTTACTCCGTTGTTTGTTCTGCTGGCTGTTCGGTTTGCTCTGCCGGTACCGGCGTAAACTGCACGCGCTTCACATCGGCCGGAGCGAAGTAAAGCCACTCGCCCGTCTCGGTCGCCAGCGGCACAAAGCCGTTAACCAGCTCAGGCTGACGTCGTGACATCTTGCCCGTGAATGTTTCGCCTGTCTGGGTGGTTAGCGTGATTTGGTAGATGTCGGACATTGAGAGCCTCTTTATCCGCTTATGGGGATAATGCCATTACGATGAGGCTACTCATGGTGATGGCAATAAAAAACCACCCAAGGGTGGTTAGATTTATAAAACCTTTAGTTTTACATTTAGTGATTCGAGAATGCCTGCAAGGCGATTGGTATCGCCGCCCCTCATTATGTAATCTCGAAACTCACCTCGAAACTTATTCCATAAGACTTCGATCTCTGTTTCAGAGAAGAGATGTTCACACATGATCCATGCTTTGGTTGAGCCACTAAATGCATCCTTGAGAGCCATTTTATTGATGTATATCTGGGCAGGGTCAGCAACTCTATTTGCAACCTCAGGCGATGCTTGTAACCTTGCCCGAGCTAAATTGATCTGATGATAAGACCAATTTCTTGGCATAGAGTCCATAGCATAAATTAATTCAAGAATAGACCTCTTGAATTCCATCTTCAGCTTTAACATCTCTTGCTGACGCCAAGTATCCAAGGCGCTGAAAGCCATACCTAGAGTACCCAAGGAAATCAGAACACTGAATATAGTCGCAGCCATTGTCCACCACGCCCAATGTGCAGAGTCCTTAGCTGCCAACATAGCCTCTAATGCAATTTGTTTTTCGTCCATAATCACCCCTAATTTATCAAGGTGATTTTACTTGATTCAATCAATTTAAGCACTGCTCTTTGATGTATTCCTGCAAATAGCCGACCTGCTTCGTCACTGTGACGATTCGCTCTCTGAGGGTGAAATAATCCCGTTCAGCAGGGTCAGTAAGTCGGGGGCCGGGAGCATCGCCCAGGCTGCCGGTACTGGTCGCTCCGTTCGCGGGACATTTTGCGTTGAGCTGCAACCGACGCTTGCCAGAAGCAACATCGCGCTCAAGCTGATCGATAGTAGCCTTGGCATCTGCCATTTCTCCGGTGTATTTGGCATCCAGTGCCGCGACATCACGCTGACGCACCTGCATGTCTTTGATGGTGGCGTTCGCCAGGCTGAGTTTCTCAGTGGCTTTATCGCGCTGGTCTTTGTAGGTGATGGCGTTGTCGCGGTAGTGGTTAATCGCCCAGGCCATGGTAACGAGCAGGAAGATAACGACAGCACAGATGATTGCGGTTAATCGGCTCATTTCACACCGTCCAGGCAGAGCGCCTCTTCTTTCCCGGCACGAGTAACCAGACCAGGCAGAACCCTGCCGCCACCCCATACCCAGCGAGGGAACTGGTGGCATGCCGCTGTGATGTCCCCACTTCTGAGAAGAGAGAACATCGTGGAGGTGCGCATGTTCCCGCAGCCAGCTCGAAACGTTACCGATACAGCTGCCGAGAAAGTATTGTCAGACAGCTTGCGTCCATTTCCGTAGCGGTTAACGCAGGACTCAGCATCAAGGATGTTGCGCTCCCACTCGGCTGCGATCTGCTGGTCAGACTTAACGGTGCCGAGCTTTACGCCATGCGTATTACCCATTCCGTCAGTAAGCACACCTGCCGGGCACACATACGGATCACGTCGGCAAGATTCAGCGTTGCCGATTAACTCCAGCCCGCGCTCGTTAGTCCTGACATGGCCCGCATTCATCACGATTGCGATAATTGTAGCCACTGAACAAACGATCCCGGCCGCGCCACTCTTCTTACTCAGCTTCAAGTTCGCCACTGGACATTCTCCGCATTGCCTCCGTTACAACCTCGGCAGATGCCGGACGTTCGGAGTGGGGTTTCTCGCTTACCTCAGCAAGGTATTTAGCCAGTAACTGTGTACGTTTCTTTTCTTCTTCCAGCCGTTCACGCTCTTCTTTCCGTTTCGCGTAATAGGTCTTAATCGTGAAGTATGCAGAGACCAGCGCGCCGAGAATAAAGACGTAGTCCTGTAAACTGAGAACGGAAAATAACCCCAGAAGAGTTGACCACCAGTAAGGCAGATTGTGTCCATCTGTTGGGTTCATACGTTGCATTCCACACCTCCGGTTCCGGGGTGCTGTGTGGTAGTAGGGGAAAGGCCGTCAGACACGTTAGCTACGTGGCATCTGGAATTGATTGTCTGCGGCCTGGAATAAAAAACCTGGCGACAAGCCAGGAAGATGAGGGTAAGGCAATGTCGGCTCTATGGCCGAAGGGTCCCAGGTAGTGGGTTTGGGTCGCCCGTCTGGATTCGAACCAGCAATCATCCAATTATGATTTGGGAGCTTTACCGCTTAGCTACAGGCAAATAAAAAGGCCGCCTAAGCGACCTGTCTGTTGAGTTGCACCTTCACCACATTTTGAGCCCACGTAAAAAGCCTCTTAGGCCTTCAGCGTGCCTCCTGTAATGCGATGTGCACTCATCGATAACATCATGAGCTGACACAAAGCGAAGCGACTTACAACCGACCTCTTTGTGCAACTTGTTTTTGACGTTGAATATTCGAACACTAAAAGCATCATCCACCTTTCTGATTTCGTAACGATAGATGATGTTGTTAGTGCCGCCAACATAAAGCTGGAAGTTCTTCATGATGAGGTCTCTCTGTTTTCACTGGAGGCCATATTTTACATAAGTAAAAAAAGATTATTAACTTTTAAAGACCACTTGGTTTACATAAAGCACAAAAAACAAAGCCCCGCACGATGGCGAGGCTCTTAATTCTTTGTCGACAATCAAAGCTATGACGACGATATCAGATTTACATGAAATATATGCGTTTCAGTTCGGTTTTGCAAGAGTTGCGTGCGAATTTGTCGCCTTTTGTTGTGAACGTGATCGCGTTACTGAAATAAGCGCACCGCTATCTAGCCGCTTAAAGCTGTTACGCATCGCCTGCCAGTGAGGCAGATAGGTTTCTGTCCAGGTGGATTTCGCAACGCCCGCCAGTTCTGCAAGCGCCTGGTATTCGTACGTCTCACGGCCAGCCAGCTCAGCCTTTACGTCCTGTGCCGCTAGCCAGATAAGATTCTTCAGGCGCTCCATCGTCTTGCCGGCCACTTTCTTCGCGCCGAGCTGCTCCTGGAACTCTGCCCATGCCCACTGGGTGATAGCCCCCTGGTATTCGAAGCGGATATTCTCGCTGTAGTTCCACAGCAACCAAGCTTTCTGGTGGTCCTCCAGCGACAGGACAGCGCGGCGCCATGAGGCGGTGCCGAACTCAACCGGGCTGACTAACGCGATAGACGATCCCTTGGCGCGTGACTGGCTGCCGCTCATCGCCGGACCGTCCGGGTTAACTTTGCGGCCGGTGACCGGATCGGTGATTTTCTTCCGGCCCCGGCTGCGCGCCGTCGCGGTGAACTGCGCGTTTTCGGCGAAGGCTACCAGCTGCCCTTTCGTCGCCCCGCTCAGATCTGCGGTCGCCACAATGAGCTGCTGACGTACGTATTCCAGTTGCTGACTGTTCATGCGGCTTCCTTATGTGGCTGGTTGGTTTTAGTCTGGCTGTGCTTTGCTACTGGTGGCATGCAGGCGCGCTTAACGCTTTCTGCCTGGTACCGCAGGAAATCGGCGTGGTTCATGCGGCCTCCTGTCGGCGTGCCCGGCGTTTTTCCAGCGCGCGGGCTTTTCGTGTAAAAATGGATTTGATGCGTTGAAGGTATTGGATATCGAACCGGCGCGGCTCGTTGTCTGATTCAAGACGTTCGACGCGCTCCAAGCCAATACGCTCAATCAGCCGAATACGATACTCGACGGCATTACCGCTCAATTGACGATTGCACCGGGTGCAGGCTGAGTGGACGTTAAACACGTTGAATTTGAGGTGTGATGCAGCTCCGCGCGAACGGTAATGACTGGCATCAATAGCGCTACCAGTGAGGTAATTGCATTTGCCGAGGAGCGGATTGCCGCAGCTGACGCATTCTTTCCCCTCGTCCCGGATCCGGATGTAGCGGTTGAAGGCCGATTGAGCCTCCTTATCCCACTGGGATTTAGACTTTAGTGACTCGCGCTTTTCTTGTCGGCGTTTTCGCCCTGCCTTCTCTGCCTCTTTCTGTTCACTGATACGCTTAGCGGCCTCTTTCACCTTCTGCTTTGCCCTCAAATCCAGCGCGTAGATGGCGCCATGCTCAGGACAGCACCACCAGACGTTGTCGAAGGTAGCGGTGAATTTCTCTTTGCAGACCTTGCAGGTTCGACGGGTTGGTTTATGCATGATTCCTCCGTGCAGCGAGACGCAGCCATTTCTGATCCACCAGGCGGGCGGTGTAGCCTTTCAGTGTCGGGATGTCGGACGGCTTAACCGCGGGCTTACGCTTGCGGCGCGCATGAACGCGGAATATTTCGTTGGTGATGACGCGGGAAAGCGGAGTAGACATCAGGCCTCCTGCTTATCGCGCAGCTGCTGGTACTCGCAGCTCTGCGGGATGGTCAGGTGACAGCCGATGTTCATCGCCCAGGCTTCGACTTTGCACAGGAAGATGTACATCTCGCCGGTTTCCAGATCAGACGTATGGCGGAGTGACTGCACGGTCGTGACCTCTCCGGACAAGACATCCACCCGGTCTTTGCTTTCGTAGCCGAGATAGGTGTGCTTCATCGCGTCTTTGACCCACTCAGGCGTAGCGAAGGTCTTGCCGCGGGCGATGAGGTACTCGCTGATTTCCGTGTACCACATGTGGCTGAGCGCGTTCTGCGACAGGCTGCGCTTATCGCGCCATGGCTTAACCTGAAGGCGGAAACATTGCCCGGCATCCAGCAATGGCTGAATCTGCTGGCCGATGGCCGCGAAGTTACCGCGATGGAGTTTGATACCGTCTACTGGCAGAGTCATACGGCCTCCTTAACGGAAACCGCAGAATGAAGAAAATCGCAGGTGCATTTCTGCATCTGTGACAAGGTGAGGAGTTCAGATTGTGGTCGCATTTAAGTCCCCTTAAATGCGCAGAAGTCACCGGAGTTGTTCAGGCTCCGATGACATGATTATGGACGGTTGATTCAACAAAATCAACGTAAGAGAAAGGCCTCCGGAGAGGCCAATGAGTTAGTCGTCCACGCGTTTAAAGCACAGCGGGCAAACATCATTTCCACCGTGCTCTTCGTATGCGCCTTTAACGGCATCAGTCATCTCTTTAAAATTTTCAAATGGATGACCACCATTGCTTTTTTTATAAGCTCCAGCTGCGTATTTATAGATGTTAGCCTCATCTATGCCCTCATCAACATAAGCGCCCTCATGATGGGGGCACTGCGTTAAAGCGCCAACCCTACCGAGCATTTCCAGTGCCCAGCACTCTTGTTTCATGCAAAGTTGATCGATACTCATAACGCCTCCTGTTGGTTTTACATCGCCAAATGAATGTACCACCAAGCAATAAGAAATGAAGCAGTTAAATTGTAAAACATGTGTATATATCAATGAGTTACAATAGCTTGCTATTTTTTCTTACAGCCTTTCTGCGTCGAATGGGTTAGGCATCATCGCTTATCCCTTTTCAGTTTTGCTATCGGGTTGTTCCACGCGTCAATATCCTCCTGGATAAGTTTTCCTTTCCCTTTGCATAGTTCGCATTTTGCCAGCAACCCAAAGCACTCAGGACACTTAACAAATGGACCAAACTCTCTCTTCCATGAAAGCACGCGAGCATTGATGATTATCTTGTTTAAACTCTGCATCACTCCTCCTGCTGCGGTGCTGCTGGATACGCACTACCTTCCTGCCCTGGCTCGTTGCTTCCAGTGCATGCATTCCGGTGGTCATTGGCGTGCGGGCAGCGTTTGTTTCCGCACTCAGGACAGACAACGAAGCGCATGTCAGTAAGGGTTATTGGTCGGCAGGTTCGGCACCAGCAGTCTGGAGCGTTGAGAGCATCACGCTCTGCAAAGATTTTCTCACCGTCAATTGCTATGCCGGAGTTGCGAATGGTATCCACCGCATCGCGCAACTTGCAAGCCGTCGTTACAGGTTCAACCATATTGTTGGAGTCACCGGAATGGTCAACCATAGCGAGCTTATCCTCGGTATGGTTGGTTATCGCTTCCTGAAAGCGTTCAAGCTCCACGTACTCCTGGCATGACCAACCGCCATCAATGAAATCACGAGCTTCAACAGCGTCGAAAGTGAATGATGTTTCGCCACCAGTTGGTGAGGTTAAGCCGTACAGGTCTGCTACCGGCTTAAACTGTGTGGCTGGAATATTTTCCGGAATATTTTGCGGTTCGTTTTGTGGTCGATCGGCACCCTGAAGCATGGCGGCGCGGCGACCAGCTTTCCACGCAGATTCAGCCATAACACCAAGCATCTGCTTAGCTGCCGTGGTGTATTGATTATGCTGATAATGCTCATGCCATTCCCTGCCAAACCAAGAATAGAAATTATCGTCAGCATCAACTGAAACTGGATTCATTATCGGTGGCGATGGGTAAGCAACACGAAAAAGGGTGGATGGTTTCGCTTCAAGCAGTTCCTCTAAATGTTGTTTGTCGTAATCAGTCCAACTTCCATCGACCAATACTTGATACACCGGCTCCGCTTCGAGCGATGCCAGCGCCAGCTTCATCGCAGCAAGTGCCATCGCCGCATCTTCGTTTACAACGCCGGGCACCGCATCGCGCTCTTCTTCAAGCTCAGCGATAGTCTTTTGCAGCCATTCTTTGGTGACGTTGCTCATTGGGCGGCCTCCTGGGCTCCAAGTTTTTCCCATATTTTAAGGCTGTTATCCGGCATCAGCGCTTCACGCACGCATGGCTTGTAGTAGTGATGGAAAGCGAACGTCAGCCCGAGCTTAGTTGCACTCTGGTTCTTCGAGCTCAGCAAGCCAAGCCCCATGCAGATAGTTGTTGCAGTCCAGCCAGAGTGAAACCCGGTAGCACGTTTCATTACGGTTTCAGCCAGGATGGTGCGGAAATCAGTGCGGCCGAAATTCGTGTTTTCGAATGCTGCATTAATCACCTCATCAGTAAGGTGCGCGTCGATAGAGTTGCTCATTGGGCGGCTCCTTCTGCTTTCTTTTCATCAACGCTCCAGGCTGTAGCCAGCGCGCCAGTAACCTGCATAAACGAGTGCTTTACTTTCACCGAGAAGGTTTCTCCTGTTGCCGATACCGTTTCGATGATGGTCAGCTCGCCGCCGCTTTCGAAATCAGGGTAGAACTGCGTTACTAAATTACTTTCGACAATCACCGATCCGTCCGGCGTGTGCATTTTCAGTTTCATACCCCTACCCTCCCCCAAACCATCAATACCCTTCTCATCGCCGGACTGTTGCGGCACTCCTGGCAGATAACGTTTGTGTCCGTCCGCTGAATTAACTTCGACTTACCCTGCTTTATGCCCGGTATCGTGTCAGGGGCGTAGCGCTTGCCGTAACTGGTAAGGCTGTACAGGCGCTGGCCGTATTTTCCTTCACAGCTGATCAGGCCGTCGGCCAGCAACGTGCTCACCGTCCCGGATATCTTTTTGGTGTCCATACCGATAAGTCCTGCCAGTTTGACGCTGTTCAGGCCCGGGTTATTACGCAGGGCTGCCAGCACCTGCTCACGGATTGTTATGGTCATGTCACACCATCCCGTTCGACTTGTTGCGGTTGTACTTCGCCAGCAGCAGCTGGATCGGCGTCGGACCATGCTCGGCAGCCGGTGCTGCAATTGCCCGGCGTACCGGCGGCACTGGCTTACCCTCGGTGACGCGCTTCTCCCACATGTCCAGCAGATCGCCCGCCTCGCGTGCCAGTTCACCATGCGTTAACTGGCGTTCAGTGCTGCGGTGGCGCAACTCGACGCAGATGTGGTACATGACCGGCTGCGACCAGGGGAATTGTTCGCTGGAGGTGAATTCGAACGAACGTTTACGCCAGTCCCAGTACTCGGCGATCACCTGGTCAACGGTGATGCCCAGCACCCCGCCACTCTGTTTGCACCAGGCGACGAACTGGCCCGGCGACGGCAGGAATGGGCGCTCCTGGCGGCGGGCAATGCGCATACCAGCATCAACCTGAGCCATTGAGTGGATCCCGTTCTCCTGAAACGCCAGCAGCCACTGACGGCGGAATTCGTTCAGGTCGTCCTGACTGCGGAAGTTCGCCATGCTGGCCGGGAACGCGGCACGCAGTTGGTTGAACAGCCCGTTGAACACTTGAGCCACCTGCTCGACCGGTGCGCGTTCCTGATACTGCTCTGGCAGGTTATGGGCCATGCGGCTCATCTGCTCGCGGTCGTGGTTACGCATCTGCTCTGCAAGAGATTTCATCGAATCACCTCATAAGCCCAGTCAGTGTTGTTGAAGTCCAGATCCGGCTTGGCGGCACGCTGTTCACTTCCGGCGTTGCGCTGCATCGTCAGCTTGTCCCACTGCTTACGCAGGCTTTCCGGGCTCAGGATGTTGGTCTGCCAGAAGTGGTGTTTGCTTGCCCAGTCATACAGCGCGCAGATGTCCTGGTGCGACCGGTTGTCTATCTGGCGCATCAGGCGAACGGTGTTAGACCAGGAGGTCATGTCCGGGGCTTTGCAGGTTGGGTTAATCAGCTTCACCCTGGAGGAAATCCACTTAGCGATCTCGAGGTCTTCAGCCGATCCCCACTTCGCACCGGATGGGGTGTAAACCGCAGCTTCTGGATGAGCTGATAAAAATTTCTTCAGACGTGCGTCAGAGGATTCGTCAGAATTCTCGGACGAAGATCTTTTAATGTTTTTATTGTTGTTATTACATTGTTGTTCATGATTCTCGGTGAAACGCTCGGGTAAATGCGCTCCGTTATGCGCGGCATAACCTTCCGAAGCCGCGCCATTACTGGATTCGCCATGCTCGGCATTAAGCGCGGAGATATGCGCGGTGATACGCTCGGGTAAATCGTCCATTTTTTGAGCATATTCAGCGTAATTTGTGATGGTTATCACAGAGCCCTTTCGCTTCTCTCCGGATCGAGAAATCATCCCTTCACGCTCGAAAACATCAAGCATCCTGTCTACGGCGTGGCGACTGCATGGCTTCCCTTCCCTGTCGCATAAATTCAGCCCGAGATCGGCTGAGGTGGTGACCAGTTGTCCGGTTTGCAGCGGCCATTGGCGCCCTTTGAAGTTTGCTGTATATGGCTGTCGAGCAGCACACAGCAGCAGGTTTTCCCACAGCGTGCGCAGGAAGACGTCCTTCGACCAGGTTTGCTTAAGAACACTCCGGTACAACGGGATGAATCCGGTTTTCTGGTTCTCCATCCGGTTGCTCCTGGCGGCGGAATGCGCCGCGAAATTTGCGTAAGCGACGTTCGACACAGTTAAACCTCCTGCGCCTGGCGTTTTGGATTAGCGTTTGTCATAATGACCTCGCAATTGACTAGCGTTTGTTGCACCAGAAAGTCGGCTCTGTTCGCGCAGACCGGCTTTCGCCATTTCTGTAGTTCTCACATGACCCCCAGCATCGACGTCACCATCGTCATCAGCGGGCCTACCTGCTCAGGCATAAGGCGAAACAGCGACGCTATACCCTCGCTTACCTCTTTCAGCTTCTGATGCTCTGGAGCGTCCAGCAGCACGGCCTGTTTAGCTTCGGCGAGTTCTTTCTCGGCTTCAGCCAGACGAGACAATTTGCAATCGGCACCGATCAGGCGAGTGCGATACTCAACAGGCAGCACGGCCATGATTGCTGGCGTCAGCTGGCGAACGTTCTCGCGGTACTGTTCGGAGTCGAAACGGTTATCCAGGAAGCGGAACAGCTTCTGGCGCGCCCGGCTGATGTCTTCCGGAAAGCTGATGGTGGTCCCGCCCTGCTCCCGGTATTCGTTGATGATCAGCGCCGAAACGACGTCCTGATTGTCCAGCGCCGAAGACCATGCCCGGACCGCATCGCGGATCTTTTCGTGGTCTGGCGCCGCCTTATGTTGAGCGCGGTTTATCATCGCTCCCGGGTGTATTCCGGTATTGTGTTGATACGCAAGTGAATGCATTTGCTATTCCTGATGTTCCTGTTTCTTACTGTGAGGAAATTCGCGGTACTCGACCGCCTTAACCTCGCCAGTAGGAAGCTTGTTGATGAAAATCTGACGGCCGACCCTGATCGCTTTGCTAATTGCCGTTTGATGGACACCAATGGCATCAGCTGCTTTTACCTGGCCAACTTCGTCGACATACTCGGCGAGTGAAATTTTCATGTTTAGCGTTGCTCCTTACCGTTAATACAAAAACAATACCACAAGTATTAGATAAATCAATACCGCCGGTATTTTAAAAATATGAGCTTTGGTATTAATATCTGATAATGGAAAAGAAAAAGATCCTCACCCCCGCTCAAGTGGCTGATTCAAAGCGTTTAAAAGCCCTTTACGAAGCGAAGAAAAAAGAACTGGGTATTACTCAGCAATCCATTGCGGACGCGCTGGACATATCCCAGGGTGCCGTTGGCCATTATCTCAATGGAAGGAACGCTTTAAATACAGCGGTAGCATCGGTCTTTGCGAGGCTTCTTGGGATTAGTGTCTCTGATTTCAGCCCGTCACTTGCGAAGGATATCTCTGATATGAGCTCGGTGGCGTCGGAAAATACTTCTTTCGCAGGGCATTATTCACCTGGCTCAAAATATCCGGTGATTAGCAAAGTTCAGGCGGGCGCCTGGTGTGAAGCGGTTGAGCCGTACACCCTAAAGGATATAGACCTTTGGCTTGAATCAGATGCTCACATTCAGGGGGAGGCGTTCTGGCTGCAGGTAGATGGTGACTCGATGACAGCCCCTGCTGGTCTTAGCATCCCTGAAGGTACCTTCGTTCTTTTCGATACGGGCCGCGAGGCGATCAACGGCAGCCTAGTAATAGCAAAGCTATCTGATTCTAACGAGGCGACGTTTAAGAAGCTGGTGATCGATGGTGCACAGAAGTATCTGAAGGGCCTTAACCCGCAATGGCCACTCGTGCCGATTAATGGTAACTGCCGGATTATTGGGGTTGCTGTAGAGACAAAGTTGCGTTTAGTTTAAATGTGCTAAATATAAAATGCACAGACTATTGATTCAAATAGTAATTTCAGAATGCCGTGCAAACAATATCATACATATTTGAGACTTCTTCCTGTTGACATTTTCACCCTGGACTTACCATAATGGTAATAAAGATATGTAGTAGGTATAAGACTGGTGCGCCAAAGGAGCCCTTGAGAGATGGCGAAGAGCGCATCATTGAGGGAGGCCCGCTGTATCCTAACCTCCTGGCCGAGTTAGCAAGGTGCCAAGTAAACTCTGTTACACATAAGACAAATGATTTTTTAGCACTTCATCGTGTGGATCTGGGGGATGTTCGTACATACGTAGAACTAGCCTTAAAAGGTGGGCGATACATCAACTCACAGTGGTGCAATGGTAACGCTCCGAAAGGACTATTTGCATGTGATGCTTATGTAGTGCCTGCGCAATTGTACATACCCCACGAACGTTGCGAGTGCACAGTTATGTTATACGTAAAAGTATGCCTTTTAGACTCTGGAAACACGGTAGCAGTCATTTCATTGCATGAATCAACTGAAAACTAAGGACAAATCATGAAACGTTATTCACTCTGCCCAATATGCGGGGATGAAGGGTTGCATGAAACGAAAACCAAAATCCTCAGGGAGTTTGAGGGTTTTAAAAAAGAGGTCCCGTTCCATGCATCTGTTTGCGAATCATGTGGCTCAGAAACTCTGACAGTTCAGCAGGCAAAATTTAACAAACGCCAGATGACTGATTTTTATCGAGAAGCTGATGGATTGCTTACAGGCGGTCAGATAAAGGCAATCAGAGAGGATTTACATCTTACCCAATCTGAAGCAGCAATCATTTTTGGTGGGGGCAAAAACGCGTTTACTAAATATGAAAATGGTGACGTTACGCAATCATTTGCGCTGGATAAGCTTTTAAGAACGGCTTACTCGGTTCCCGCTGCTTTTGAGTTTCTCCGTAAAGGTTGTCCAGCCGTAACCACCGTAGAGTATACCAATCGCACTACCGAGTTAGAGATGATCAAGACTTATCTTGTTTCAAAAACTGGTCACCTTAAATACGCGAAAAGTCCTGCTGAAGATTCGGTAAAAGTCGTCATCCAGAATTATGTGTCTGAACCAACTCAGCATAATACTTGGCATATGATTGAAACGATTGCCTTAGGTAGTAAATTATGATTTTAAGAGAAGTAAAAGATGTACTGTTGAGAAAGTCTTCTCTCACTTTTGATGCTGACACAAACATTTTTATGTTAGAGGGCATGGATCTAACCCTTCACTCGAATAACCGTATTGTTAGCGTACAAGTTGCTGAAAAGTATGAAGATGAAGAGCTAACTAAGATAAGTCGATGCGCATGTCTTTTCAGGCTGCAATGTTCGATAAGAGCAACTGAAGCAGGGCAAGATCCAGAAACATCTAAAGTTCTGTTCGAAATTGAAGCTCAGCACGATGTTGTTTTTGACTCAGACTCAGTTGTAACAATCGAAGAGATAGAAAAGTTTAGCGCTGATGACATAATTAACAATGCGGCTTGGCCGTATTGGAAAGAGCATGTTACTTCGCTTTGTTCCAAAGCTGGACTCAGCCCTTTGCAGGTGCCATCAGCTCAGAAGAATGATCCAATAAAAATTACAGCCAAGCGAGAGTTGTAAACAAAACCGGCCGCGTGCCGGTTTTTTTGTGTCTGCCGATCCCCATTCGACCACCACCACCACGTCAGCGTAACCAATTGAATATTATGGGATGCTGGCATTAACGGCGTCTATTCCCCGCCAGCTGGTAAACAACCCGATCCCTCTGGTAAACGCTGTCATCCTTGGTAAACGATTTACCATTGGTGACACCGTTAACCATCTATAAGCCTTTCCGCACTATCTCAGCCGCATCCCTGTTCACGCCCTTCCCTATCACGTTTCCTGTTTCCTTCCGGTACTGCTTCAGCTTGTCGATGATGTTTTGCTGGGTCATGGGTAAATCAGCCAGTGACAATTCCATCACCGCCCGCCCCATCGCCTGAATTTTCATGCTTATACGCTCTTCATCCAGAACCATGCACATCCCTCCTGCTGTTTTTTTAAGCGTAGCACTGGTATTTACAAAAATAAAATCACATCAAATTCATACTCTTAGTATTAATCAAAGATTTATTAATACTGGCGGTATTGCTATATATTAATACCGCTAGTATTGTTAACCCATCGAAACGAAACATCGACAGCTGAGCGAAGTTAGCCAGCGGCGGATGCCCCGCCTGCTTCTTTAACAATTCAGACTGAGTGACAGGCAAGCCGTAGCGCTCCTGGCAAAAAGAAATGGCACCCGATGGGATCGAGGTAAGCACTGAGTCCGTATGCGTACGGTAGGTGTAGAGGACCACGCTGCGATGAGCTGATAAGTCACTCAATTTGAAACGCTCCGATGATGGGGCGCTGATTCAACTTAGAGGAGTGATTCCAATGAAGCGCTAAAGCGGACAGACCGCACTTTCAAGCCGCAGTAATGATGCGGCCCCGAGTCTCCGTGAGAGAGCCAGACGCAGGTCCGAACTGCGACATACCGCTGGTCAGGGTTAAACGAGGAAAAGGGTATGCCGGTAAAGCAGCGCGAACGCCAGAAGCGCACCGGTTATAAGCGGCGATGAGCGACAAGGTCTCAAGGGCATGAGCGCGGCCACTGCGAGAGTGTGGCGAAGTGCTTTGGGCTGGCAGACGGTTATCAGCTAGTTGGTGAGGTAATGGCTCACCAAGGCGACGACGGCCTTCCCTGCTTCATTGTGGGGAGCCAGCGCCAAAGCATTTCTCCCGCATCAGCGGGTAACGATAGAGGGTTTTATGGCAGACGAAGATTATACGATGGGGGAGTTTTGGCGAGACATGAAGCCAGAACTTAAAGAGCGGCGCAGAATGGCACGCAATTCGGCACATGAAGGGATGAAGGCATTCTTTCAGCGTAATGGGGTTGAGTTCGAAGAGGGAGAAAACACACTCATATTTCGCACGCCGCAAGGGACCGTTGCTTATTACCCGCCAAGCAAGCGGATGCAGCATAAAACCACATGGCGAACATGCAGCCCTACAGCATGCATGAATTACGTCAACAAACTCAGAGCCGCCTAACCAGCGGCTTTTTTCATACCTCACCGTTCTCGATGAGTGCGGTTAGTTATGACAACCGGCGGCCATCCACCGCCCATTGAAACACTGAATAAATGCGTTGAAGTCTTGTATTAACTGTTCCGTTCGCCGCGATAAGGCCAAGAGGAAATCATGGTAAACCAGCAGCAGATCAGAGAGGCCCAACGGCTCGCGTCGTTCGCGGTACTCCATCGCAATGCTCCGGCGTGGGAAGCAGCAAAGCGCCTTTACGCCATCGCCATCGGGAGGACTCTTCACTGATGGAAACTTTATTCGCGCTCGTCCTGACCGTGGCAATGACCAACGGTGATTATCAGGACGTCATTCTCGGCGTTTACGACAGCCAACAGGAATGCAGCCAGGCAGCAACAGAGCAGAAAGTAACAGCAGAATGCTGGCCGGTAGAAAGCATCCTTCGCAACGGCGAGTTCCCGGCGAAATCCATCGCGCAACAGTAACCACCCTATTCAACCGATCGGCCTGGCTTTCTGCGGGCGGCATCTGCACATCCAAATTTCAGGAGTTCAGCCATGAACGCATACCTCACTTACGACCGAATCGAAGATCGGCGCTGGGTTGAGCAGCAGCTCACCGACGAGAAGGAGAAGTGGATCGACAACCGGGCGAAAGAACTGATCGCCATGTTCCCGAAATATGCTCTGCAAATGAGTAGCCTGTTTCTCCCAAAAGAAGCGCAAATGGCACTAGTCGGTGAAAAGGCAGAGGAAGCCTATAACGACTATGTCACACGCATCTGTTACGACCGCGCCGAAGAAGAGTGGGATCGCCTTCATCCAACCTGCCCATTTTAAGGAGGGGCTATGAGCTTAACCCTTGTTGATTTCGTCAAACAACAGGAGCCGCTTTTCATGAAGGCGGCCACAGACGAGCGGATGGTGTGGGCGAAGGAAAGCCAGTTTGCCATCCAACTATTTCAGAACAACGACTACCTCGCGAAAGTCGCTTTCCAGAACCAGACCAGCACGCAGAACGCAATCATCAACGTTGCGGCTATCGGTATTTCGCTAAACCCAGCTCAGAAGCTGGCTTACCTGGTTCCGCGTAAAGGGGCTATTTGCCTAGACATCAGTTACATGGGCCTGATGCACATCGCGCAGCAGTCTGGCGCCATTAAGTGGTGCCAGTCGGCTATTGTTCGAAGAAACGACCAGTTCCGCCGCGAGGGGCTCGATAAGCCGCCAATCCACATCTACAACGACTTCGATACTGAAGAGCAGCGCGGGGACATCGTAGGCGCGTATGTAACGGTAAAAACTGACGATGGTGATTACCTCACCCATACGATGCGCATCGATGCCATCTACTCCATCCGTGACCGCTCAGAAGCGTGGAAGAAGTACAAATCCGACAATAGCAAGAAGTGTCCATGGGTCACCGATGAAGAGCAGATGATCCTCAAGACGGTCGTGAAGCAGGCAGCAAAATACTGGCCTCGCCGTGAGCGCCTGGACGCCGCCATAGACCACGTTAACACCGAGGGCGAAGAAGGTATCAACTTTACAGCAGAGCGTCAGCCTGAGCGCGATATAACGCCGCTTAGCGAAGCCACGCAGAAAGAGATAAACGACCTCCTTGTCTCTTTGGATAAGACATGGGATGCCGATCTTCTCCCTCTCTGTTCACGCATTTTCAAACGCCCTATCTCGCAGCCAGCCGACCTAACAGAAATGGAAGGTGTTAAGGCTCTCGGGTTCCTCAGGCAAAAGGCGGCAGCATGACACCAGAAATTATCCTGGCCCGGACCGGTATCGACGTAACTACTATCCAGCAAGGCGACGAGGCATGGCACCGGCTGCGCCTCGGCGTTATCACCGCCTCTGAAGTGCACAACGTCATCGCCAAGCCAAGATCGGGAAAGAAGTGGACAGACATGAAAATGTCCTACTTCCACACGCTGCTCGCCGAGGTATGCACAGGCGTCGCGCCAGAGGTTAACGCCAAGGCACTGGCCTGGGGTAAGCAGCACGAGGAAGATGCTCGTACCCTCTTCGAGTTCACCACCGACGTGAAAGTCACGGAGTCGCCGATCCTGTTCCGTGACGAGAGCATGCGCACCGCGTGCTCCCCTGACGGCCTGTGCAGTAACGGGTTCGGCCTTGAACTTAAATGCCCTTTCACCTCTCGCGACTTCATGAAATTCCGCCTTGGCGGTTTCGAAGCCATCAAGTCTGCGTACATGGCTCAGGTGCAGTACAGCATGTGGGTGACCGGGAAAGATGCCTGGTTTTTTGCCAACTACGACCCTCGCATGAAACGCGAAGGCATTCACCATGTCGTCGTTGAGCGGGATCCGCAGTACATGACCGATTTCAACGAAATGGTGCCGGAGTTCATTGAGAAGATGGACGAGGCGCTGGCAGAGATCGGCTTCACGTTCGGGGAACAGTGGAAATGAAACGCACACCCTTTTACCGCCGGCCAGGGCGAACCGGGCAATTCTCCGGCCTCCGTGAGCGCGTTATCTGGATGATTCAGACGCGGGGCCGCCCGGTCACCGGCAGCGAAATCGCTGAGAAGTTTGGCGTATCGCTCATTGAGTTTAACCGGGTCGCCAACGGAATCACCCGCGGCTCCGGACAGATAGCGCAGATCGTTGAGTCTGAGAAATGGCTCAACGAAGACGGCATCTGCGACCGGAAATTTAGCCTGACCAGCAAGCCAAAGGTTGTAACGCCGCAGGGTAAATCGCGGCTGTTCACCCGGCGCGCCATAGAGCAGTCACGGGAAGGCCGACGGCAGGAGTGCATTGAACGTGCCGCCCGGCGTCGCCGCCTCATTGCTCAGGGCCTATACATCGACGAAATGGAGTCAGTGCTATGAAAGCGTGGTCACTCGAAGAGCTGGCGCTGCTGTGGCGACACTCAAACGCTGAAGTCGCTGAGATTACCGGCCGCTGCATTGAAGAGGTAGGAGATAAGCGGCTGCAAACCAATATTGAGCGCAATGGCTGGGATGTTAAGGATCCTGAGCGGGAGGATGCATGAGCAAAGTAGGCGATTATTTCTTTGAGTTCCCTGCGTCGCGCGGCATGCAGGGTAGCACGGCGACTTACATGATCACGGCGCCTGCCCGCGCGCTAACGCGCATACTTGCGTCCGACAATCACGGCAGCACGCTCGAGCGCTCTCAACGCGAAATTAACCAGGCGCGAGTGAAGAAGTTTTACCAGTACCTCGTCAATGCATACCAAAATAAAGAGCCCTTCATCATCCCGCCGCTGGTCGGCAACTGCGACGCGGATATTGAGTTTGAAGAGTTCGGCAATACGAATGTGGGCGTGGCACGCTTCCCTATGGATGCGGTGATCAAGCTGTTCGACGGCCAGCACCGCGCCGCCGGGTTAGCTGAGTTCTGCCGGACTTACGGAGAGCCAATCAGCATCCCGCTGATGCTGACCCATAATCTCCCGCTGAAGGCACGCCAGCAGTTCTTCTCCGATATCAATAACAACGTCTCGAAACCTTCCGCTGCGATCAACATGGCCTATGACGGGCGTAATGATGTGGCCCAGGGGATGGTGTCGTTCCTGTCTCAGCACGACACCTTCTCAGAGGTGACAGACTTCGAGCACAACGTCGTTCCGGCGAAAAGTAAGTTGTGGGTGAGCTTCAAGGCGCTTAGCGACGCGACGGCCAAGTTTGCCAACGCGGGCAGTAAGCCGCTGGAAATGGGCGACATTGAATCCATCTGGGAGGCCTGGTTGGCCCTGACGCAAATCGAAGCGATTCGCCACGGCACCAGCCAGGCAGACTACAAGCGTGACTACATTCAGTTCCACGCGGTGATGATCAACGCCTTCGGCTATGCCGTTCAGCGGCTGATGGCTGACCACTCAATCGTAGATATCGTCCAGATGATTGAGGAACTGGCGAGCAGTGCGGGCTCCTCTGAGATGGAAGACTTCTTCCTGATTTCGCGATGGGGTGGCGTTTGTGTGAATGCCGAAAAAGAACGGCCAACGATCATTGCCTCCGTTCCGGCGCAGAAATCAGCTGCTGAAAGGTTGGTGTCCGTAATAAGAAACGGTGCACTGGAGGAACAAAATGCCGCAGCATAACTATCCAAATGGTAAGCCCTGGTCTGATTCCGACATTGCTTTTCTCCGGAGAATGGCCGGCGTAATGACGTTGCGTGATATTGCGTCAGAACTTAACCGCACTCACGCTGCGGTACGTACGATGAGTACGAGACTGTCCCTCAATCTTCGAGAAAGCTACGCCAGGTGGACCTCAGTAGAGCTTCAGATATTGAGATCGTGTGCCGGCACCATGAGTGCCACTCAAATTGCTGGAAAGCTCGGGCGCACTCTCGATTCTGTTAAGGGGAAAGCCAGCCTGTTGGGCTTAAGCCTGCTATGTATTGGCGAAAGACATCATCATGCAGTTTACAGTGATCACGACGTATCTCTATGTGTTGCGCTTCACGAAGAGGGCCTGTCACAAGCAGTCATAGCTGAAAAAATGGAGATACCAGCCCATAGCGTGCATGCATTTATCCATGGCAGGAGGCTTACCCATGAGGACACTTCATGGCGCAACCTATCACGAAAGGAAAACGCCTCATGACCGATTTCACCGGCAGCAACACGCCAGCGGATCAGCGGGACCTATGGCGCACGCCGCCAGCCCTATTCTCTTCACTTAATGCTGAGTTCTGTTTCCAACTGGATGCCGCCGCAGCGCCGCATAACGCTCTGTGCAGGAAGTTCATCACCGCCGAGCAGAACACTCTGGAAACGCCATGGGCTGATTACCTGAATGTGCCTGGCTACGTCTGGCTGAACCCGCCATACAGCGACATCATGCCGTTTGTTAAAAAGGCCGCCTCCGAGAGCGCCAACCAGATCGGCACGGTCATGCTCGTACCGGCAGACACTTCGGTTGGCTGGTTCAAAGAGGCTATCCAGACAGCCAGCGAGGTACGCTTCATCACCGCCGGGCGGCTGGCATTTATCAACCCGGTCACCGGTAAGCCAGTATCGGGAAATAACAAAGGGTCGATGCTCATCATCTGGCGACCTTACCCGCGTACACACTGCCACTTCGCAACTGTGGACAGGGACGAGCTTATGGCTTTCGGGGCGAAACTTCTCGCCCGCCGGGAGGCCGCATGACACCAGCAAATGAAAACGCCATCCGCGCCGCCTGCCGCCGCTGCACCGAGGAAATCCAGCAGGCCATGCGCAAGAAGCCAAAGCCAAACTGGAACGAAACTGTGCCTCCCATCATCAACAAGCATCACAAGAAAATTGAAGCTCTGGGAGTTAGCCTCCTGGAGTTCGTCGTCAAAACTGGCCGCCTTAACGGGCGGTTTGGAGTTGAATCGTGACCAAATACGCGAAACTGGATAGCGAAGTGTTAAGCGCTATCGGCGCTCAGCCTACCTCGTTTTCTGAACTATTTAGCCCTTCCGTCAGACAGGAGTGCCTCGTCATTGCTGAAGCAGAAGGAAAGCACCCGATGGACGTATTCCGCATCCTTGACCGCCGACTCCAGTCGCTCAGGAAGCTTGGTGTCATCCAGCACGTCAAAGGCAAGGGGTGGATACAGCCATGACATCCCAAATCACAAGGTCGCTAAAGCGGCCTTTTTTATTGCTGGCATTCACATTCAACCGAATTAACCGACAGTTCGCGGAGTGAGTATGGAAGAGTTTAAAGGCACTAAAGGTCGCTGGGTTTATAGCGCAGAGACAGGAACAATCCGCGGCGATGGTGGCCTTCTCGCTGAGTTACTGATTAATGGCTCCGAAGACGATAACGGCGCGCTCATGGCCGCCGCACCAGATTTACTGGAAGCGCTACAGCTAACCGAAAAAGCAATGGCAGAAGGTCGAAACATTACATACCCGGAATGGTACGGCGTAATCAACAAAGCCCGCGCGGCCATCCACAAAGCCCCCGGTAAGGAGTGACCATGGCCGATATCATCGATACCGCAGCAGAGATTGAAGAGCTTCAGCGTAACGCTGCCCTTTCCGTTCACCGACTGAACCGTAACGCCGTATCAGCTGAGCATTGCGCGGAATGCGGCGAGGATATCCCAGCGCCGCGGCGCGCTGCCGTTCCCGGCTGCCAGACGTGCGCGGAGTGCCAGGAAAGAAAAGAACATGCGCTTAAACATATTCGATGATCAAGTTATGATGAGTACAGTTTTAATGATTTAAGGATATGAAATGACCGCCATGCCTGTGCAAACAACGCTGGATTTAACGGATGTTCTATCAAAATTTTTTGTTCCATTACTTGTAGCTGCGCTAGCAGCATATTTCTCTACCAAGTTTGCTTTGAATAAATTTTACAAAGAAAAGTGGTGGGAAAAACGATTGGAAGCGTTCACAGAAATCATCAATATTGCGTATCGGATTAAGATGAGCAATGACTACTTTCTCCGTTGCGAATATGCGCAAATGGAACCTGGTGAGTCTCGGTTCAAACCACATCCGAAAGACATTGAAGATAAGTTACGAACTGAGTATTGGCTTGATCTTCAAGAGCTTGAAAGGATAGCGCAGTTAGCTGACTTCACATTAACAAGCAAAGTTAAAAGCTTGCTCGATGCTTATGTTAATGCGAGAAAGAAAATGATGGATGATTGGCATGAGGATGCTATAGAAAGTTATGAAGCGTCAGAAAAGGATCTCACTCTCTCGGGAAAGTTGCTTAGTAATTTAGTCGCAGAAGCCAAGCGCGAATTAAAAATTAACTAAGCACTTAATCAAAATCTCTTAATATTAAACCCGCCATTGAGCGGGTTTCTTTTTGCCTGGAGACAACCATGAGCGAAATGACCTTAATTGTGCCCAACGACTGGGTAACACAAGAGAAGCTCGTCGAGATTACCGGCCTTCGCCCGGGAACTATAGAGGCAGCTCGTAAAAAGTCCTGGATGGTTGGACGCGAATATCTTCACGTTGCACCTGATGGAAATCCAAAAGAAAACAGTGAGTGCATGTACAACCGCAAAGCTGTCGACCAGTGGGTTGAGAGCATGTCAAAGAAACAGCCGGGTGCGCGCCAATGAAGATCGGTTTATGCTTAGCGGGCTCTTGGACGTCAGGAGGGAATAATGGCTAAGTCAGCATACCCAACAGGCGTGGAGAACCATGGCGGTACGCTCCGCATATGGTTCATCTATAAAGGCAGCCGGGTGCGTGAAAGCCTCGGAGTGCCGGATACACCAAAAAACAGAAAGGTCGCTGGCGAGCTGCGCGCGTCAGTGTGCTTCGCGATAAAGACTGGCAATTTCAATTATGCGGCCCAGTTCCCGGATTCACCGAACCTGAGAAGGTTTGGGGTGGAGAGCAAGGAGATCACCGTGCTCGAACTGGCGAACAAGTGGCTTGAGCTGAAGCGCATGGAGATCAGCACCAATGCGATGTCACGCTATACATCTATAGTGCGCAACATGGTGCCCAGGATAGGTGGGGACAGGCTGGTATCTGCGGTGACGCAAGAAGACCTGCTGTTTATCAGAAAGGAATTGCTGACCGGTTATCACACCCTGAAGGTCGGGCAGAAAACGCCGGTAAAAGGACGATCAGTCCGGACGGTCAACAACTACATGAAGACCATGAGCGGGATGTTTAAGTTTGCCGCTGATAGCGGTTATGTACGGGTGAACCCGTTCACCGGGATCGCCATGCTCAAGCGGTCACGATGCGAGCCTGACCCGCTGACACGAGAGGAGTTCGTCAGGTTGATTAACGCCTGCGCCCACCAGCAACTGAAAAACATGTGGTCTCTTGCCGTCTACACCGGTGTGCGCCACGGAGAACTTGTGTCGCTGGCCTGGGAAGATATCGACCTGAAAGCGGGTACGATGATGATCCGCCGAAACCACACGTTAACGAAGGAGTTCACCCTTCCGAAAACAGAGGCCGGGACGGACCGTATCATCAACCTCATTCAGCCAGCGATCGACGTGCTGAAGAGTCAGGCAGAACTGACACGCCTGGGTAAGCAGTATCAGGTTGAGGTGAAGCTGCGCGAGTATGGCCGTACCGATGTGCATCCTTGCACGTTCGTGTTCAACCCGCAGATCGCATCACGTAATGGCCGTGCCGGGCATCATTACGCAGTGGGGTCGATTAACCAATCGTGGGAAGCGGCAATGCGACGCGCCGGGATTCGCTATCGCAGAGCATACCAGTCCCGACACACGTATGCATGCTGGTCGTTAGCTGCCGGTGCAAACCCGAACTTCATCGCGAAGCAAATGGGCCACACCGACGCGCAAATGGTTTACCGGGTGTACGGATCCTGGATGGCTGAAAATAACCAGGACCAGGTTCTCATCCTCAACCAGAAATTGAGTGAGTTTGCCCCATCCATGCCCCACGCCGTGGGATCGGATGGTTATTAA